TTGATAATCCTATGAACTCATGAACTTTCTTAAAATACGCTCGTAATTCCTTGTTAAATTGTATCTCTATATCATCTTTTCTAGGTGGTCTAAACACAAGTACATTCTCAAAATATCTATGTGGTTGAATACCTGTTAAGCCTAGATTTGATTGCATGTTCTTTATCCACACATAATCATGGGTAAACCAAGTTTTCCTATAACAAATTAACTCAGCACAAAACACGCCTTGAGCAGTTAAAACGATGTTGCCATTATCTTTGATTACTCGTTCATACTCAGCCCATAACCTATCTAAAGGGATAACTGAATCCCATGAACACGCAGTAGTCCCATAAGGCAAGTCACATAAGATCATGTCAACAGATTTACTGGGGATACTTGGCAACAATTCTAAACAGTCACCGTTTAACACTTGATTAGTTTTCATAGTCATCATCCCTAGCAAGTGCCAAAATAGAATAACCTGCTATGTCCATATAGGGACTTTCTCCCATAGGGTCGTTATCCCTTGCAATCCTAGAGAGCTTATCAAGCATGCGAACAATCACATGAACATCCTTAAATTGGTCTACCTTGATCCCGTTGGGGTAAAGAAGCGTGAGTATTTGCGTTGTCTTGTCAAACGCGTTCCCATAGGCTTCATTTTTCATAGATAAAATTGTAGATAGGTCGCTTGCTATCTTTTCAAACTTGTTCATTTTGTACTCCTGTTAATCATGCACAAGTTTACATAGTTCAATGAATACTCTAAAATTTAACTAAGACATGATTAAAATTGTTTGCCTTGCCCGCCCTTGATACTTATTTTCTAGTTCTCTTATCTTGCTAAGAACAAAGGGGTCTAAGATACTATGCACACGCCCCAAACTCTCACATATATCTAAGATACATTCATCATTGATCCATAAGCGAACGATTAACCTATTCCCATTCATACTATTTCCCCAAGTGTAAAAGTGGTTCATGGTTCGCTATGCGTTCAAGTGATCGCTTGTAATAGGTTTCATCCCTTTCCATGCAAATATATTGCCTATTACTATTTAAACACGCAATCGCTGTTGTCCCGCTCCCTGAACAATTATCTAGGATTACTTCGCCCTCGTTTGAATAGGTTCTTATTAAATATTCAAACAATGCAACGGGCTTCTGTGTTGGGTGTTGACCTCGTTCACAGTCAAAATATAGCGTGTTTCTAGGATAATTTTCATACTCTTTGCTTATGTGTTCTTTATCCGGTCTTTTATCTAAGTTTCCATATTGATCTGTTCTTAGTGCATTTTTTATCTTTACCTTTTGCGTTTTTACACGATCATCAAAGTTAAAAGTATATGGTGCGTTAAATTGTTTCTCTTTCATAGATTGCAAAGTTTCAAAGGTCAAGTATCCGTCCATCTGGTCAATCTTGAAACACTCAATTAATTGATCATAGGTTTCTTTTGTACATAGTGCGAACTGTGAACCATTAACGCCGTAAGAATGATGATAGCCCATATGTCCTATTATCTTTGCTATCTTTTCTGCAGTCAAACCTATGAAATCATTTACTTGCATAAAATATGCTCTCAGTTCTTTGTTAAATGCTCTATCTATATCATCTTTTCTTGGTGGTCTGAATACAAGTACATTTTCAAAGATACGTAGTGGCTGGATACCTACTAAAGCGAAATTTGAATGTTGGTTCTTTATCCATACATAATCATGATTAAACCATGTTTCTTTGAATGTCATGAGCTTTGCACAGAACATGCCTTGTGCTGTCAAAACAATGTTCCCATTATCCTTGATCACTCTTGCATACTCAGCCCAAAGTTTGCCCATGTCAATAATAGAATCCCATGAACACGCTGTTGTACCATAAGGCAAATCACATAGGATCATATCTATACTTTTATCTGGTATACTTGGCAACAAGTCTAAACAATCACCATGTAAAATTTCATTAGTTTTCATTGCTCCTACTCCTTAGCCTCAAGAGAACCAATGATCAAATTGACAAACATAAAAGTTGCGACCATTCCCGGCATCTGAACGCTTAATAGGTATACAAACCAAATTAGAAACCCCACAAGCACCGATACAGAGGTAACTTGTAGCTTATTGAACTTAATAAATCTTAGATCATACCAAGACTTAAGAAGCCAAATAGACAGGTATAAAATAGCGGTGGTAAACACGCAACCATTGAAACTATATAAAAAATCAAACATGCTCCACCCTTTCAAAAACTACATTGACCCCATGATTTAAAAGATATTGGACGCCCTCGTCCCCTGTAAGTTTTGCACCTAAGTACGCCCCTCGAATAATAACAACGGTACTAATCAAGGCGTGATGAAGTATCTTAGCACACATAAGGCAAGGTTCACCGTTGACAATAGCCCAAGCGCCTTTAGTGCTTGATCCCATAGATGCCGAATTACAAATAGCGTTCATTTCTGCATGGTGACAACCAACATGAGGACTTGACCCGCTGGGGATACATGCTTGATCTCGTAAGCATACTTCACCCCCACAAAGACGCTCAGCACCTTTAGGCGCACCATTCCACCCGTCACTAATCACACGATTATTCAAGGGGTCAATGATCAAACAACCGAACTTTTTACGGGGGCATCTTGAACTTTCAGCAAGTACTAAGACTTGATTCATTCTTTGTTTTAAGTGATCGGGTTTCATGATACTCCTGTTTATTGGTTATTGCGTTGTGTCAAGATACCAATAATATTATCCATCTTGATACGATGGTAATATTTACCATTAAAAGTGAAACCTATTACATGATCATCCAACAGAACAAGCACCTTATCTGTTCTTTGAAGCTGTGTTTCACATGGTGATTTAGCGATCACTTCCGCTAAAGATTTATTATTATCAACTGTTGCAATGAAATCTATGATAACAAACCCCGGCAAGGGTTGAATATGATTAAAAGCGTCTTGGGGGTTCATGTTGTATTCCTCGTTGTATTGTGCTTATTTGTATACATTCATTACATTGAACTATGAATTTTAAAATCAAATTGTATCTAAGAAACTAATAAACGCCTGTTGAACTTGTGTATTATCTCTAAGGATTCTAGGCGCTAATGATCTCAGTAATTGCAAGCCTTGTTGACTCAATACTTTTCCTCTAATCTTTGCCCCCTGTACTATCAAGGCTTGTTCTTGTGTATGGTGTTTCAAAGCACCAATAAAATCTATGACATCTTTTTGGACTTGTGGATCATCCCTTAGAAGTGGTTCAGCGATTTGGCCAAGTAAATCTAAGCTAGCTATGATCAATTTAGTTTCATCATTCATAAGTTTCTTAATCCTTTAGTAAGTGGTGAACAGTGCCGGACGTGTAAACCCCGCCCCGCTGTGTCTTGAAGCCTTCATCATTAAGCGCATTGGCAATAGCTTCTAATTTCCACCCTCTATCTCGTAATTCTTTTGCACGGGTTGACGCTGTAATCCCTGCGGGGTTTTCTTTATTGGCATCAAATAAATCTTTGAAGGCATAGGCAACAAGCGCATGAGTCCAAGGCTTGCCCGTGTTGGTGGTCAATCCCTGTTGATTGAGTAATTCAGCCATTTCCCTAAGCGTCTTTTCTTCCCTAATCCACTCAGAAACAAGCGAACGAACGGACTTTTTAGGGCATTTATAGGACATATCTTTGAACATGTGGCTTAATACTTCTGCTTGTTTTGTGAATATATCCAAGGCGTCGGGGTTGTCTGCAATTTTGATAATGTTACTAAGCAAGATTGATGCACGATCACAAAGATCAGCGATATCTTTTGAGGTCGCTAGTTCATTGTTTAGATCGTCATAAAGCGTTCTGTTTCTCATGGTGCTGCTCTCGTCTAAATGGTCTTTACAACAAAGAAATTCAAAGATTTCTAGTTTCGTCTGGTTGTAAGCGTTCATCTTTTGCTTTAGTCCTTTGATCGTTGAGTTTGAAAAGCTCATTGAATAAATGGTTTGTTGTGTCCTCGTTGCCATAAGTCTTAAGCATCGCTAGGAATTGGATATCATCTTTATCATTGATCGCTTTGAGTAGTGAACCTAAAGACATGTTAAAGATTGAGATGATCGCTTCTTTCTGTGATACATTGCCCATCATGGCAATCAGCTTTAAAATGGCTGTTTGGGGGCGGTCTAAATGGATAACCTGCTTGATTGAGGGCTTGATCTTTCGCATTGTACTTTTTCCTTGTGGTTTGTTATTTGTTAACACTTTTTACAATGTTTATTTGCTTACTTGTTAATTTTAAATCTGTATTTAGTAGTTTTTTATGATCACATGATCCACCGTAGTATTAACAGCGTTTTTATAGTTTACTGAATATCTTTTTTCATATGTTTGCGTGATATAGGGGGCATATAACTCTTGTATCAAAGGCGTTTTAGATATCACCATCAGAGCGGGGCAATGTAGATTTTTGTAATCGCTTGCTAATCGTCTTTGAAACTCTTCATTATTGGCGTCTAGTGTTTTAAGATTTCCATATTCATGAAATATACAATCATATGGGGGGTCTAAAAACATAAAATCATCCGTACTTGTTTTTTCAAAAATAGTAGAATAATCCGCATTATATATATCTGTATTTTTCAATAAGTTTGAATGTGCCTCAGTGATAGAAATGTTTAAGGTTGGCGAAAAGTTAAAAGATTGATTAAAAAATCCTTCTCGGTTATATCGGATTGCTCCACTGAAAGCTGTTTTGTTTATGAAATAATAAAGGACGCTTTCAAGATATCTTCCCGTGGAATGGTTAAATTCTTCTCTCAACGCAAAATAAAGTTCTTTATTTTGATCTCGATGTTTTACATCTGGGTTCTTCTCAATTTCTTTTTGTAGATGTTTAGAATTAGTATCATATACCGCCTTAATTGTCGTTAATTGGGCAATCATCAAATCATAGTTATCTCTTACATCTCTATAAAAGTTGACTAACTTACTATTGACATCGTTAATGATCGCATGCTTTGGGGCAAGATCAAAAAACAAAGCGCCACCACCTACAAATGGTTCAATAAATCTTTTGAACTTGGGAATATGCGGGGTTGAGAATAGATCAAGGTTCTTGGGGTTTATGATATCCAATTCTCTTGATTTACCGCCGGGATATTTAAGCATGGGTTTCATTCGGTTCTCCTTGTTTTGTGCTATGTAAACAAATCCAATAAGTAAAAGTTTTCATAGGCATGCCTAAATAAAGATTTTTTGAATACAATCTAGCTTATGTTTCTCAAGTGCATCAATGGGCGCTTTTTTCATTGAACACGTGGTAAATTCTGGCATATGGTCAACAGGATAATAACCAAGTGAAACGCCCCTAAAGATCGTTGCAATATGTGTTAACCAATGTTCAATTTCCGCCCTTAGTTGCCACCCGCCCCAAGTTGCCACCATAAAAAGAATCCGTTCGTCAATATGGCACTCACAAGCACCTTCATCTATACTTGCATCAATAAGTATCTCTGAACAATGGTACAAGCTGGGGGAAAGTATTGCATATTCACTATTTAACCCCGTCCATTTACGAATCGCCCGCTTTTGCTCGTCAATGGGTTGATTTAGGTTTCTTTGAACTATGGATACACAAAACTTTAAGTTTGCTAAGACTTCTGAGGCCTTGATATCTGTCATTCTAGTAGTCTTTAAAATGCTCGGTATATTGGGATCAATCAAAACAATTTTCTTAATGATCGATGGTGCAATTTCCCATTTTTTTGACCATGCTTTAATGATCTCAGCGTTCTCAATGTTCTTAGTAGATAAGAACTCACAAAACTTTGAATAAGGGACGCCAAGATCATCAGCCACCCACCCACGCACCTCACAATCAGCCAACGCCCGGCGTGTTGTGATAAGCGCCCCTTCGCATGTGCTTTTAGGTTTAACAAAATCCCTTGTATATAGTTTTTTCATAGCTATTTTTCATTCTTAAATGTGTATGTAGGTCAACCCATGCCAAAGGCGATTTTGATCGTTTTTAGATAGGTTTCAGATCAAACTAAAGCATGATAACAAGCTAAGGGGGTCAAGTGTTATTTTTTTTCAATGGGCAAGGCTGGAAGCTCTTGATCAAGGGCGATGGCTGTTTGTAGCTTTGCCCAATAATCCCCCTGCTCCTCAATCTGTTTGATACCTAGTTTCTTTTGTGTTGCCTCTATGGCTTCTTGAACGCTTGAGTACATAACCCCCGCTTTGATCTCTTGCTGCACTTTTTGGACGGGTGCGCCAAATTCACCACCTACACGGCGTTCTAAAAGCCACATGCCCGCACTGGCTTGCTTGCCCCCCGCCTCTACAAATCCAAGCCACCGTTTATCTCTTTGTGCAATGGCCTTTGATACATAGAAACCAACTATGAACTCAATAGAAAATTCATCAAGTTCATCCTCACAAAATTGGGCGTAGATACTCTCAACCTGTTTAATCTTTTTAGGCGTGAAATCTGCAAGTACGCCCGCTTGTTTCAAAGTAGAACCATTCTGAACTTCTCTTAGAAAAGTATCTAGGTTACTAATTGGCCACCCGCCTTCATTCAATCGATCAAAATATTCACTAGCAATCATCTTTATCCTCCAATTATAAGCATGTTTCTAAGATACCATTTTTCAAACTTATACAATGTTCTACATTGATCTAGTACAAAGCCCCAATTTTCAAAAGGGCGGAGCATCTGGGTCACTGTTGCCCGATTCTTTTACTCTATGATGCTGTATAAAAGTGCAATTAGTGAAGATGGTGATGATTAGTGAAGATCAGTGAAGATCATAAAAAGATCATCACTAAGAAAAAGCATATATTTTTCAACATGTTATAAGTTTTTAGTGATGATAGTGATGATCTTTTGATTTTTTTATCATTCCCACTATATAAACACAAAACACATATACAGGAATCATGTAATATAAATTTTTCATAGCATTGATTAAAAAGATCATCACTATCATCACTATCTTCGCAAGTTATTGTTTTTATTGATAAAAATTTAGTGAAGATCATAGTAAAAGATCATCACTAACAAGTAAACATCTTCACTAAAACGCCCCTGTTCATAGTCCACATTCAAAAACTGGGCTGATTTGCCTATTTTTCCCCGTCTTGGTCAATTTTATAGGGTGCTGGGGTTTCTAATGATCTAAGTATCCCTTCCAACCTGTCAATCTTTGCATTTAGGTTTAGGGGGTCGCTTTTTGATCTTTGTTCTAGTGTTTCAATTCTCATTCTCAATTGGTTAATTCGTATATCTGTTTGGATAGTAAAGTGGTCAATCTTGCTTGCGGGTTTACTTAGCAGCTTAGCAAGCATAGTAAAAAGAATCACGATCGCTAAGGGTGCATTTAGAACTAAGAAGTTCATGGGGGTTAATACAGGCAACCCCGCCCCCTGTTCTTTTGGTGCTTGGTACATAATCGCTTGCCCAACCTTGGGCGGGGTATATTCTATTTCACAAATCTTTAAATGTTCATTGTACATGGTCAAATCCTTTCTATTTGATCTTAGTTTGAATAGGTGCATATATCAAAGAAAATAGGGGGGCTAGGTTGCCTATAAAAATAATCTGTAAAATCTCTTGACAAAGTGAAAACCTTGAGCTATTACTAAAAGTACCTTAACCAACCACGTCAAAAAGGACAAAGTAAATGAGTACTATACCAACACAAGCGATCTATGACACGTTAGCAACACAAGGCCTTGAACCTTGTAAATTTGAAGTATGCCCTGAATTTGATTTATATGGTCAAATCATGCTTGAAAGTAGATTTGTAATTGGAATCAGTGAAAGCGATTTAATAGTGAGCTGTGTTTTCTTGGATTATGTGAGATATGTTCATTTCGCTTTGTATTTAGGTAAAGCACAAGTACAAAAGCATATTCGTGTTGAATTGACAGAAGAACAGACATACTTATCTGCAATTGAGGACACTGCCCAACAAATCCATGATTTAGTCATTGCCTATGAAACCCAAGAGAGAGGAAGCAAATAAAATGAGTAAAAATAGACGCCCTGAAGAATGTGGACTTTTCCCCATCGTCAAACTAGAAAAATTTGAACAAGCTGATGAACCTACAGAAGTTCACCCCGTTGTATTTGCATGTAAATATGTCTTAGTGACACTTTTGGAAGCCTTTGTAACAGTCGTTCAATTGGTGCTTATGCAAATTGCCGTATTCCTTTTTTTATTTGCTCCTGTGGCGCTAGGCCTGTTTATCAAATATTTAGGCTTCTTTAATTAAAATGTTATACTATGCTCTCATAAAACAAGAGAGCTGCATAAATGGACGAACAGAATAAATATAAATCAAAGAAAACGGGCGATTACTATGAACGCTTAGTAAATAGACTAAGCGATTACTATTTAAAAAATGATCTAGGTATGCTCAAAAAGCGATTTGAACCATATGCAAGAGTGTCTAGGACTCTAAGTAAAAATAGATTTTTGGCGGTGAATACTGGTGCATCTGGTGCGGACTTTGAAATCTTTTTAAGTGATGGGCGTAGTGGCCTAATTGAATTGAAATATCGTAGTAGTAAAATGATCACCCTAGACGCTTTACAAGCTAAGCAAGTCGAGGAACTAGCACTTTTGAATCGTTGGGGGTTTATTGGCATGGTTTTAGTTTGCCTATCCCCCAAGGGTGAAGAAGATCAATGGTTCTTAGTACCCATTGATGCGTTTACACATAGTACAAAGAAATCTTTGAATACTACAGATTTAAAGCGTTTCTATGTCCCATTGATCGAACAAACTGATTTACCTGATTTAATATCTAAAATAAACGCTTTACAACTAAGAAACATAGAATGATCTAAACTTTTAAACTAAGGATAAAAGATGAAAATTGATGTCTTTGATGGCTTTGTGGAATTGGTGGATGTGTTTGGCGATGATCTTTCTATTGTCAATTCTGCCCGTGTATCTTTTGGCGCACAAACTGACGAGTTTACAGAGAGAGATAAGAAACTCATGCGTTATCTATGGCAACATGATCATACATCACCTTTTAGAATGGCAAGCGTGAAATTTAGAGTAAAAGCGCCAGTGTTCGTTCTTAGGCAATGGATGAAGCATGTAATCGGATGCTCTTGGAATGAGGCCTCTGCTAGGTATACAGAAATCAAAGAAGAGTTTTTTAAGCCTGTTACTTGGCGACTACAACATAAGACAAGCAAGCAATCAAGTTATGGCCAAGTCAATGAAGAACTAAGTTGCGAGGCTTTTGAACGCCTAGAGGCTAGTTACGCACTAGCTTACACTAATTACAAATGGATGCTTGAACATGGTATTTGTAGGGAGCAAGCACGGGTTTTGTTACCTGTTGGGATGTACTCTAGTTGTATTTGGAAAGCTGATTTACAAGCGATCATGCACTTTTTAGCCTTGAGGCTTGATGAACATGCACAAGAGGAAATTAGAGAATTTGCGCAAGCGGTCAAGCAAATCGTTTGTACATTATTCCCCGAATCTATGCGTTTACTAGATCAATCAATAGAGATTAAAAAAGAACTTGACCCCCTCAAGGCTGAGTTATGGAGTAAATATGTCCCGTAGAGAGATTGAACAGTTTGAAATTGACTTTGTGAATAAGTGTGATCTGCACCAATCCGAAGGCTTGCCAATGGTCTTTAAATCTATGTACTCTTTGATTGAATCGGCTACACTGGTTGCCGAAGTGACTGATAAGAATATTCAAAGAATCTATGATACTTGGGAGATCAATTACCACCCTGTGGTTTGTGGTAAATTCATAGTAAAAATCCACCCCGCCAATAGTGAGGCAAGTTTCACTATCAAGGGAATCAATAATCATTTTATCCTAGACACTAATAAAGATGAACAAAAATGACTGCATGGGTTGTTAAACAATGGATCAAAGAAACTTACAAAAAGGATAAAAATGACAATCCCAAGACTACCAAACCCCAATGAACCGCTTTTAAAGAACGCAAGCGTAGAACTCTTAAATTTGATGGTGTATAGGTTGACACTTGAAAAGGTGTTACTTATGGAAAAAGACGTCTTTAGACAATGGCAAAGTTCTTTGACAACCTTATACATTTTTTTCTTATTGTCGCTTGTGCCTTTGATCTTTGTAGATATGCTTTCTTTGCCTACCTTTTCCCAATTCGCTTTAATACTGGGTTGCATTGGGGCATTTGTGTATAAGACTTCAAAAGCATCACAAGACTTCAAAGATTTAAAAGATTTGATTGAAACAGAATTGAACGAAGTTAACGAAGAAATCACGGAACTCATAGAGATAGAATTTTCAAAGTAAAAATTGTTTACCTGTGTTTAAAGGTGTAATATTAAGAACTTTCAACACTTTTACAGGATCATTTTTATGGATATCCAAAGAAGCAATTTAGCAAATTTTACATTCAAACAGACTTACGCAAAATACCTACCAAACAAGCGACGCCGTGAGAACTGGGAAGAGTCTGTAGATCGTTTAATGAACATGCACGCAACCAAGTTCATTGACAACTTAGAAATCTTTGAGGATTTGAATGACATCGAAGATTCACTAAGAAACAAAGATATCTTAGGTTCTCAACGATCTTTACAATTCGGTGGCAAGGCAATACTTGACAAGCCTTGGCGCATTTTTAATTGTACAACTTCATTTTGTGACCGCCCCCGCTTCTTTGCTGAGTCCTTGTGGCTGCTCTTATGTGGTTGTGGTGTTGGTTACTCTGTACAAAAGCACCATGTTGACAAACTCCCCGGGGTTATCACCTCAGAGCAAATTAACAATGCACAAATGAAGATCATCATGATCAAAGATACGATTGAGGGGTGGGCTGATGCGCTTGACGCCCTAATTCAGTTTTATCTTGGTCAATCTGAAACCATGCCCATTTTTAACTATTCTTTGATTCGTAAGAAAGGATCACCCCTATCACATGGCGGGAAGGCGCCGGGGCCTATTCCTCTCAAGTTTAGTTTACAAATGATTGAAAAAGTGCTTGTTTCAAGAGCGGGGCAAAAACTAAGAAGCATTGACTGTTTAGATATCGTTTGCATTGCATCCGACTGTGTTTTAAGTGGTGGCGTTCGTAGGAGTGCAACCATTGCAATTTTTAGCATGGATGACAAAGATATGTGGACTGCTAAAACTGGCAATTGGTGGGCAACGCACCCATTTAGAGCAAGAGCTAATATTTCTGCGGTCGCTGTTAAAAATAAACTTGACAAATCGGAATTTATGAAACTATTCCTTGACAATGTCCCCCAATGGGGCGAGCCGGGTTTCGTATTTACAGAGTCAACAGAGTTCTGTTTCAATCCGTGCGTGGAAATCTCTATGTGTCCTATGCTAATCAAAGATGCACATGGGCAAATTGTGGAAGAGTACTCATTAGACTTGATCAACCCCGAAAATAGAGCAAAGCATGTATCCAATGGGTATACTTTTGAAAGTGGTTGGCAAGCATGCAATTTGACAGAGGTAAACGCATCCAAGTTTAAAGACTTCTCTATTGATTCCATTGATGCTTTTTACATTGCTGTGAAGAACGCTGTTAAACTTGGCACATTGCAAGCAAGTTATACTAAATCGGAGTATTTGGGCAAGGTATCCGAACAAATCGTAGAGCGTGAAGCGTTGCTAGGTGTATCACTAACGGGGCTTGCTAATTCTGCATTTTTCTTTAAGCATGAAGAAGAACGAGCTTCTTTTTTACTTAAGTCACTTGCTGAGTTTGCCATCGTAATCAATAAACAATTTGCAAAGAAAATAGGGATAAACCAAGCAGCAAGAATCACTTGTGTAAAACCAAGTGGAACGGCTTCCGTGATCTTAGGTTGTGCATCTGGTATTCACCCCGAACATGCCCGCCGTTTCTTAAGACATGTTCAAGTTCCTGCTGATTCTGCACTTGTTCAAAAGTTTGAAGAGTTAAACCCCCAAGCGGTGAAAACTAGTGTATGGTCTGCCAATGGTACAGATAAATGTTTGATCTTTGCGGTCGAATGCAACCCCGAAAATGTGTTTAAAAATGATCTCAAAGCTACGGAGTTTTTGAGCTTGGTTAAAATGGTCTATAATTCATGGGTTAAGCATGGCACAGCAAAGCCTTTATCACTAGAGGGGGCTTGTCACAATGTTTCAAATACCTGTAATGTTCGTTCTGATGAGTGGGAGCAGGCGGGCGAATTTGTCTTTGATAATCAAGCCTATTTTTGCGGTGTTTCTTTCCTTGGTATGACAGGGGATTATGATTACCAACAACCCCCATTCAAAGCGGTATATGATCACATTGAGAATCAAAATTTATACTTTGATGAAGTTGAACAGATTGAAAAAGCATACTTAGAACATAAAGATGAAGATAGGTATAAAAACGCTTTGAAATTTGCCACCAATCGCAAGCAAGAACGCACAGAAGCATTTGAACTATGGCACTCTTTACGATCAAGCAACTCAGTTGATTTTGATAGCGTTTTAGAGGGTACAGATGAAACAGTGCAAGCCCAAGAAGTAGCATGCGCCGGCGGGGCTTGTATCATCTAAAAATTTGATAACTTTTTATATATTAATTCACTTAATTTCTCTATTACATTGATCATTTTATTATTCCGTTGGCAAGTGAAACAACGGTTCATGATTAGCTATTCTCTCAATAGATTTGCGATGATAGGTTTCATCCCTTTCAATGCAAATAAACCGCCTATTTGCATTCATGCAAGCTATGGCTGTAGTCCCTGAACCACTGCAATTATCTAAGATCAATTCGTTTTCATTGGTATAGGTTTTGATTAGGTACTCAAACAACGCAACGGGTTTTTGTGTTGGGTGTTGCCCTCGTTCGCAGTCAAAATAAATCACATCTCTCGGATATAAAAAGCCGTCACTTGTCTTTTTATATGATTGATCAGTTTTTCCATAACCTTCGTATTTTGTTGTATTAAAAACAGTGCCAACATATTTACTATTAAAAGTTTTTTGAGGATAATATGATGGCTTGCTTTTATAAAAAACTAAAACATCTTCATGAGAAATCAATGGAGCTATATTTACATTTAAAACGCCGGAAATCATATTTTTAGACCATACCCATTTATAACGATACAACTTAGGATTACTAGCATGCAAAGTAAAAACAAAGTGAGAATTAGCCGTCAAAACAATAGCTCCATTATCCTTGATAACTCGTTCATACTCTTGCCAAAGCCTAGCCATGTCAATGATGCTATCCCATTCGCAAGCTGTCGTCCCATAAGGCAAATCGCAAAGGATCATATCTACGGACTTGCTAGGAATGGATGGCATAAGGTCAAGGCAATCGCCTAGATGTATCATGTTTTCTTCTAGCATTTGCCCCCCAAGTGAAACAGTGGTTCATGGTTGTTCATTCGTTCAATGCTCTTCTTGTGATAGGTTTCATCCCTTTCAATGCAAATAAACCGCCTATTGGTATTCATGCACGCGATGGCCGTTGTACCTGATCCACTGCAATTATCTAAGACTAGTTCGCCTTCATTGGTATAGGTTTTGATTAGGTACTCAAACAAGGCTACTGGCTTCTGTGTTGGATGCATTCCCTTATCTCTAGAGAATACATTTGAATCAATTTGTATAATATCCGATGGATAACGATCCCCATCATTTATTGTATCAATTCGTTTTGTTACTGTTTTATTGTATTCCACATACTCTATCTTATCCCTTCTTTTCATAAGATATGGATTGCCTTTCATTTTTTGAGGATTATATAAAGGCCTTTTTTTATAAAAAATTAAAATATCTTCATATTGTCGCATGGGTTGATAATTAGCTAACAAATGCCCTACTTTTATCTTTTTATCCCATATAATTCTATAACCATAAAGCTTGGGATTTGAATTATACAGCGTAAAAGTAAAAACCGCATTGGCAGTCAAAACAATAGCCCCATTATCCTTGATCACTCTCTCATACTCCTGCCAAAGCCTATCCATATCAATAATCGAATCCCATTCGCAGGCAGTCGTACCATAAGGCAAATCGCATAAGATCATATCCACCGATTTACTGGGAATGGACGGCATAAGGTCAAGGCAATCGCCAAGGTGTATCTTGTTTTCTTCTAGCATGTTTCACCGAAAGAATTAGTTTGCTCTTCGTGCCATCACAACATTTTTCACTTTCCCTGCGTCCTCAATACAAAGGGCGGGGGTTAGTGGGTTAGTACCTAAGAGCATGATGGGCGTGGTTTGTAGGGCATCCAAGAGATACTTGGGGGAAAAGGTAATCTTGCGATCGTGGCTTGTGAAACCATCATCTTTTGATTCATAAGAAACTCCTGAAGCATCGTTTAAGGTGATACAAAATTTATTGCCTTGTGCTTGGTGTGCAATGGTCAACGGTGAATTGGCTTTATCTTGTGCAAATAATAAGGCTTCTTTGATTGAGTGGATATGTGCTTGGTTGAATTTGATCTCATAGTCATTATCTTTTGGAATGATGGCTTTGTAATCTGGGAAGTCCTCATTAATCAATTGAACGGAGAGGATAAATTCATCATTTCTTGCGATAAACAAAGCGTTCTTAGTTGACCAAATCCGAATGTCAAAGTTGCCATTCAAAACATCACAAATCAAAGCAATTTGCCCCCTTGGTATTAAGGCGGTCAAGTTTGCGTTGAAATCCATTGTATAGTGAGTTAAGCGGTAGCCATCTGTTGCGCATACAATTTGCTTATTCTCTGAATTGGTGGCAACATAAACCCCCGTCAATCTAATTCTTGATTCTTCTTGACCTGTAGCAATAACACAAGTTGCCAATGCGTCTTTAAGTTCAATGATCTCTTGATCATTAAGTACATGGGCATCATCAAACCCCTTTTTTTCAAGTGATTTTGTAATATCTGGGTAATCTTTTGAATCAAGTACTTGATGCGTGATTTCTGCTTGTCCTGCCTTGATCTTTGTATCATGGATTTCAATGGTTTTATAGGCTGTTAGGAGCTTGGCAATGGCTTCACCAAGTACCAACACACTAAAAGAGCTATCACTATCAAAATCACAATCTACAAGCTTATGAGTAATCGTAGTTTCTAAGTCTGTACTAGATGCACGAATAAATTTATTGCCACCGTCAACAATGCAATCAAGTTGAACATAAGCTAAATAGTCGGGGGTTTTCTTTCTCTTAGCAACTGTGATAACTTCCTTTAGTGCCTTAGTATTAGTTTTCAATGATAATAAGATTTTCATCGTTCAAATCCTTTAGTAGGGTTTTCGTTTTTGTCTTGATCCTCATAATCCTCAGAGCATACTCATGGGCTTTTTTGCCTTTGCCGGCATAGGCTTTTATGGCTTTGTACTCGTCCCAATCATGTAACTCTAGGTAAGTTCTTAATGCTTTTACACCGGCTTTAATTAAATCGCAATTTTCAAATTTCTTTTTTTCACACCATAGGCGGGGCGTTGCCTGCATAGCCCCAAAGCCTTTACCGTCAAAAGCAACGGCGTTTTTTGTGAATTTAGATTCTTGGAAAGCGATTGAAACGGCTAAAATAGGATCAACAGCTTGATCCTTTGCTTCTTTGACCACAAGTCTACAAGTTTCTAATCGATCTTGAAAAGAAGCGCCTAATTTCTTTGAATAAGCAACAGATTGATCATGTGAAAATAGTGATAAGATGAATAAATAACATAGCATAAATTTAATCCTGTGTTTGTGAAAGGTGGTTAAGTATGGCAAATGAAAGTAAAATGTCAAATCCTAAAATGATTTTACCAAGTACACCAACAGAACGGCGTTTACTTGCATCCCATTCGCCTTTATTCTTTGATGTTTATTATTGTGGTATGCAATACGCAAAGCATAGAGCGGATTGGCTTAAAAGGTTGGAGGATGAACGCAACCAAGCAATCAAAGAACGGCGAAAAAATAGAATCCTACTACTTGCCCCCCGCTCTCATGGTAAAACAGAACTAGCGGTAACATATGCACTAAGAGCAATTTGTTTAAATAGGGATGTTCGTATCTTGTGGATTTGTGCAAGCGCCCCCCAAGCTGAACGCCGTATGTCACGCGTTAAAGAACTTCTTAAAAGTGAAAAGATCATAGAAGATTGGGCAAGTGATTTAGATGCGGGTTGTTTACCTTTTGAAGGTGGCGGGGAAAGTTGGACACAAAGACAAATCTATGTAAAAAGAAAAAATCATAGCGTTGATCCTACGATTCAAGCGATTGGTTCAGGTGGAGCAATTACAGGGGCGCACTTTGATATTATCTTAGCGGATGACTTGGAGGATGATGACACAGTCTACTCTTTAACCAGTAGAGAGAAAACAAGGCGGTGGTTTCGTGGTACTGTTCAACCAATGTTAGAACCCGGCGGGCTGATGATTGTAATCGGTACAAGGAAGCATCATGATGATCTCTATGGGCATTTAAAAGTTGATCCTACATGGTCGGTACTTGAGAACCCCGCTATCATAAAATGGCCTGAAAGCTATGAATATGAAACAAAAGAAATCAATGGTAAGGCAAGAATAACAGGGGTCAAGGTTGTGGGTGACCCCGTCGTCTTGTGGAAAGAACATAGGCCTTTTGAGATGCTTATGGAGGAGCGGATGACCATAGGGTCGCAAATGTTTGCAAGGGAATTTTTAAACCAAGTTCAAGACGATTCGGCCTCCGCTTTTAAATGGGAATGGTTACAACAAGCACAAGAGAGAGGAAGAAATCTAAGTTTCTATGAAATCCCCGCGCATATTAACGCTGAGCAACTTGATATTGTGCAAGGGTGGGATTTTTCACTAGTACAGAACGCCCAACATGCCGAATCAAAAGATAGCGATTTCACCGTTGGGACTACATGGGCAAGAGATAGACGAACGGGCGATCACTATTTACTAGGTTTATTTAGAAAGCGGGGCATGAGTACAAGCGAACTAAAAAACGCCGTAGTAAGAGAATATGAACGCTTTAGGGGCAAAGTTTACGCCGTAGCTGTTGAGCGTAATGCGTTTGGTGAATTGCACTATGTAGGATTGAAACAAACTACTGATTTACCTTTGCGTCCACACTTGACAACGGGGGCAAAAAAGGCAAGTCCATGGGATGGTGTTACTTCTCTATCTGTACTTTTTGAGAATGGTAAAGTGATCATCCCTAGCAGGAGTACAATTGATAAAGAGCTTAGTGACCCATTGATTCAAGAGCTTTGGGGCTTAGGTAGGGAAAAGCACGATGATACAGTCATGTCTTTATGGATCGCACATTGTGTACTAAGAGAAGAAAGGTTTCAACATGTGATTAGTTTTGGAGATCGTGAATACATAGATGATCTTGATAACACGGTCAACGGGTTGAGTGATCAAGAAAACAAAGATTTACATGAAATCTTGACAAGTTGGGATTTTGTAAATGATTTTGATGATGAAAAGTAATAACTAAGTTAATATGATCTAAGATAGGAGTAAAAATTATGAGTTCATTTTATAAGACAACAAAGCTGACTTCATCCACCGAAGTCATTTTTAAACGAAGCAATACAAGTACAAGTTTTGCAGATTACCCCTCAAACGCTCAAGTTTCTTGTAGTGGTTTGGGAATTGGTACTTTTGACGTTTATATCTTGCCATGCGGTGAATCATTGTTCAAATCGCATATTTTAGGAGCAACCCAAGACGATACTGTCATGATTGCAGGTAAAGACGCGCCTTTGTTTGATCAAGTGAAAATTGTATTCAATGATAATATGGGCGATGTTACCGCAACACTAACCACATGGGAACGAGGTTTATAAAATGGCAACTTTGTATAAGAATAAAGGTGGCATCCCTGAATCTGAAAAAGGGCAAGCGGGAGGCGTTGCAACACTAGATGAAAATGGAAAAGTACCACTTGCACAAATTCCCGGCGGGTTGGGTCAAGGAACTGTTGATTCTGTTAATGGTGTTTCCCCTGATGTGAATGGGGATGTTGTGATAACAACCTCAAACATTGCAGAAGGCACTAATTTATATTGGACTCAAACAAGATTTGATGATGCGAGTTCAGTTATTTCCCAATCCATCATTGGATTAGAAAGTGATCTCTCTGATGAAATACTTTCTAGAACAAATGCAGATGGTGCATTAGATATAAGAGTAACAAGTTTAGAGGGTGAAATCGTTAATAAAGCATCAAATAATGATCTGAGTGCATTAGATACAAGAGTAACAAGTTTAGAGGGTGAAATCGTTAATAAAGCATCAAATAATGATCTGAGTGCATTAGATACAAGAGTAACAACTTTAGAGGGTGAAATTGTTAATAAGGCATCAAATAACGATCTTAGTGCTTTAGATACAAGAGTAACAAGTTTAGAGGGTGAAATCGTTAATAAAGCATCATCCCAATCGGTAACAGACTTGGCAACAAGAGTAACTACCGCCGAATCTGATATTGATACTTTACAAGCGGACATTCTTGCATTGACCGCCGGCGTTGATCTTAGAGCGCTAGAAGCCGATTTACAAAGTGAAATCACAAATCGAACCAATGCAGACAATGCACTTGATCTAAGATTGGACGATGTAGAAGCCCATCATTTACATAGTAATTCTTATTATGTGAACGATGGAATCAATGATTTCCAAACCATTTTAACAGAAATCGGAGCAGATCAAGGCAATGTTATTTATGCGTCCGCTGGGTCTTTTGGCGGGGCAACCTTAGACATTACAAACAAAGTAAATCTAGGGATTATTTGCCCTAATGCTGGCAACACAATTTGTGAACTAGCGGGCGGGCGTGGCCTCTCTATTGGTGGAACTAGTGAACGCGTTCGCATTACTAATCTACAGATTGAGGGGGCTACTAGCATCACAGGCACAAAGGGACGGCATATTTTCCAAAGTGTGCAATTTTTGGGAGGTCTTACAATTGACGGGGTGACAGATACAAGTTCTACATTTATGACATTCACCGATTGTGAATTTGCAAGTCAAAATGTACTGATTTCTAATATCACCAATTGCACAATTTACTTTAATCGATGCAATCTAAACAATCTAAGAATAATCCCCTCAAATGTTGCCTCACCCTTTTTAATTATTGTTTCAGAGTGTTCTGGATTAAACGCATTACAAACCAATTTAACAAGTGGTATTGCGATTGTTGGGCGTACAGGGTATTCAAACAATACAGTAAAAACATTCACTACATCATCAAATTTTATTAGTGCTTTAGGCGTTGAAACATCTTTTACAGGTAGCTACACCGAACTAAGGGATAAACCAACATTAGTCACAGCTAGCACACAATTGACCGATTCCGCTGATTTACTTAGAACCTCAGATAAAGGCGTTGCTAATGGCGTTGCGGAATTGGATGCTAATGGTTTGATTCCCAATCACCACATTCCACCGCTTGCACTTACAAAGCCTTATGTAGTGCAAACCATTGCAGAACGTGACGCATTAACAGGGATTAATACGGGTGATGTTGCTATCGTGGTCAATGATCCAACCCCCGCCAATAATGGCAATTATATCTATGATTCAGACGCCCCCGGTTGGATTGCTCTTTATAATTCAACATCCCCCGTATCTAGTGTAAACGGTCAAATTGGGGCGGTGACTTTGTATACAGGGGATATTTCAGAAGGGCAAGGGGCGCAAGGTGAAGCAAGTAAACTTTATTTCACTGATTCAAGGGCTTTAAGTGCTTCAGTAACAAACGATATTGATGATCTAAGCAAAGCGCCAAACGCCCCAACAGTCAAGCTATATGTTACAGGTTTAACAGATGCGCTTGATTCCCGTGTAGATACACTAGAAACTAGTGCTTTGACCTTTGCCACAACTACATATGTTGACAATGGTTTAGCGGGGAAACTTGATAGTACAAGCTACACCGCAAGCGATGTACTTACCAAGATCAAAACTGTTGATGGTGCAGGTAGTGGACTAGATGCCGATTTACTTGATGGCCTTGATTCAAGTGATTTTGTTCGTATGACAACTGATCAAACTATTGCAGGGGTTAAGACTTTTTCATCTTCCCCAATAGTCCCCGATCTAAGTGCTAATGACAATTCTACAAATTCCGTTAATTCAAAGTATGTAGATAGTGCGATTGCTAGTATTCAAGCAAATATAGGGGCAAGCGGTATACTAGTTTATCAAGGTACATATAACGCAACCACAAACGCTCCAAGCCTTACAAGTGCGAAAAAGGGCTTTTTCTATCAAGTTTCCGTAAGTGGTACATTAGCGGGCGTTTCTCTTACTACAAATGATCAAATTGTGTTTGTTTCTGATGTATCTGGGGGTGTTGTTCAAGCTACTGATTTCATTGTTATTGATAACACTGAAAGCGGATTAGCTAGTGGAGGGGTAGCCGTGTCAAATATTGGCAATGGTGCAACCATGCAAGCGGGTGTTTATTATTTATATGATGGTTCAAGTAACATCTCAATCAATGTCCCCGCCCGACTCGTTACACAAGGAACCGGTGCTATTACGTATCTTCGTATTCGTGGAACGGGGCAAGTTACTTTAAATGCTACGGGCGTTTCAGGTGGTGAATTTATTGTTTATGCAGATAGTGGAACAGTAAACGGCGTTAAGTCTGTAGTACTCACAAAGGCGGGGGAATATAAGCTAATATGTACTAGAAGAACTATTAGCGGTACTGTCTACGCTCAATGGGATGTGACTGTTTCAAATGATCGTGCTTTAAGAACTACTGATGACCTTTCAGAAGGCACTACAAACAAGTATGCAAGCGCAACAAATGTACGTGCTTTATTAAGTGCAACTTCCCCAATCGTCTATACTCAAGCTACGGGGGTCATTAGTACTACTTTAACTCAATATACCGACGAACTTGCGCAAGATGCTAGTGCTTCGTTGTTTACAGGTGGAACACATACCGGAATAAGTTATTCATATGTCGACAATTCAAATGTGATTAATTCAACTGTTTCGCTTAGTGGGTTCTCTGTTAATGCTTTGTCGGATGTGGACACCGCTACAGTAGCCCCAACCAATGGCCAAGCGCTTGTTTGGGAAAGTGCAAGTTCCCAATGGAAACCCGGCACAATTAGCGGGGGAGGTGGTGCAGGTACTTTGCCCGATGTCATTAGTACTACAAGTAATGCCTATGTTCCAAGCGCCCCCGCATCTGGTACTTTAGAAGTTACATATCTTTTAAGCCCAACAGCAAACGCAACGGTGACACTAACGAATATCGTACCAAGTGCGGGCAACAAAGGCATGAAGTTGAATTTTAAAAAAATAACTTCATTTCTTGTTACTGTGAATCCAAGTACAGGCGTTACTATTGATGGCTTAACAGCGGGTACAGATATCATTCAACAATATGCTTGTTTGACCATTCAGTCCACTGGTACAAATTGGGTTATTATCTAGTAGGAGCAACCATGAGTTTTCTCATTAAACAATATACGGGACATGTTGGTGTTTGTATTCTTAATCGAACGGGAATAGGTGCAAGCAACACATGGACTCTTCAAGGTGGTACTTTTACCCCTACAATCAATACTAGTAATGATACAGTTACCCTTCAAGGTGGTTTCCGCTATTTCATTCAATGGAATTGGGCGTTAAATGATTCGGTTGTTTCATTTAATACTAAAAACTTGCAGGCGGTCTTATCTACAACTTCCGCAATAGTACGATCTAAGGCATTGGCAAATAAAGCTAATAGTACGTTTGCAACCACGCAACTTTTAGAGGCCACAATTACATTTGATTCCCCATGTGATAGTACCATCTCTCAAATCGCAACGGCGTATGAAAGTCAATCTTCTTCTCTCATTATTTGGAGGTTTCCGCTATGAGCTATGATGGACAAACCTCACGAAATCACAAATTCGTGCATCATTTCTATTCAAACGTGTACACTCAAGTTTTCCCTAATATGAGTACGTTTCATAATACTAGAAGACATACAAACACGTTTGGGGTGACATTTCTTAGAATGGATTTAGACGCCTCTTTCTCAGCTTCAGCGGTATCTAATAATTTTGAAAATACTTTAGGATCAAATACTCATTTGACTCATAGATGTATGTGGTTCACTAATGCGACCGCTTCAGAAAAATACTATCCACCCATCTCACAAGGCATCGCATCTAGTAGATATATTGGCCATGATAATTTTTCAAATCAAACTAGTAATAGCGAAACCGCAAGAACAGATTGGGAGGTTTAATTATGTCGTATATCCCCAATCTTTCAACGGGGCAATCAATTTTTGCACTTGAAACCACTTTTCAATCTACCCCCGGCACACAAGACCCCACATATAACCCCCGCATTTTAGACGGTGTAGAATTACATCAATTTTTTACTACTCAAGCTCATTATATTGGGAAATATATTGAAGGTATCATAGTAAACACAAACGGCATTACTTTCCCTCAAGGTTGGTACTTTGTACTTGATCCATACCTCTATTATTCATCAGGAACTACATATAATGGATCTCCATATTTAACATGGAACATCAACGGTTCAGATGTATTACCCCGCTTTCAAAGTCATTATATAAATGGTAATGAGGGGGCTGGGGCGTCAAATGGATCATATCGTGGGCTTAGGTTCTTAGATTGTTCAGCAAGTAGCCAAACTGTAAAATTAATCGCAAGGGGGGCAGGTTGGGCAAGTATGGGAAATGTTTATTTTGATAATAAGCAAACATCCTCAGCCCCCACCGCTAATCATCGATCAAACATTACAATCTATGCGATTGATGCTACAACCTACCAAAACCCGACAGTTAGAACTTTAGATGCTTCTGAAAAAGCATCAAGCATCACACTTAACAAATTTTGGGTTAATACTACGTCAACTACTACATCCGCTACATATAATGCACCGACACCAACACAAGCGGGGGATTGGTTTGGTCTTATGCAATTGAATCCAAGCACGGGGGCAATCACAATCACAAGCCCACCGTCAGGTCAAACGCTTGTCAGTAGTGTACGAGGGTATTCAACAACAGGCCTCAGCTCAGATCAAGGAATGAGAACTAGTTTTAAATGGGTATGGTCGGGAATTAGATGGGTAGAAGTTCCGATCTCTCAAAATGAGTTTGTAAAGATTTAACATGAAAAACCTAGTACTTTTTACATTGATTCTTTTGTCACCCATACAAGCAAGCGACGAGGATGCCTTAGTGAATTTATTTGCTCAAGAGCTTAGAAACTTGAAACTTGAGATTGCAAGACAAAAAGAAGAGAATAGACAACTAAAACAACAAAATGACGAACTGAAAGAGGCTTTAAATGGCTGTGAGAACAAGAACATCAAAATCTCAGAATACTTCAATCTCGGATTTAGTACAATTGGAGCAATTGCAGGGGGATTCTGTGCCTTTGGAAAATAAAACCTATGGAACAGAAAACTTCTCTATCAAAGAGATGGAGTATGCAAATTGTGTTATCCCAAGCGAGCTAATGGACAACGCCCAAGAAGTGCTTGAGAACCTACAAGTTTTGAGAAACGAATTAAAACGCCCTATCAAGATCATCCCCGGCGGTGGTTATAGGGATGCTCAATTAAATGCACAATGCAAGGGGTCAAAGAATAGTCAGCACCTACAAGCAAAGGCCTCGGATATCCGTGTAGATGGTTTATCACCTTTACAGGTACAACAAACTATTCTACGCTTGATTGATCAAGGCAAGATGAAAAAAGGCGGGGTAGGTATCTATGAAACTTTTGTACATTATGATGTTCGTGGAACATTGACACAATGGAAGGGGTGACAAGATGGATAATCAAACAATTACAATTTCAATTGCGGGCTTATCTACTTTGATTTCCTCTGTGTATCCTATCTACAAATCACTAAGTGACAAAGAACAACGATTAGTAAGACTAGAGCAAGAGATCAAGAGTTTATCAGATAAACATGTTTCTATTGAACAAGAGCTTAAATCTATGGATACAAAGCAAGATAAACTTGTCTCAGAAATCTCAGATATTAAAGTTTTACTTGGTAGGATTGAAGAGAGATTAGTAAACCTACAAGCAAAGAAAACAATCTAATTATTCCCAAATCGTAAAATTACCATTGACATCTAATTTACTTTCAGCATTTTTTGACCATGAACGCATAAGCGTGGGCGACGCCTCTATGGGTGTATCTGGGCAAAAAGAACGCATAGAAGCAATCATGATTTGTTGTAAGCGTCTTGCGGCTGCTTGTGCATTGTTTTCAGGTGATTCAATGATGATTTCATCATGAATAAAGACAACAGGGCGGGAATTGTACAAGGGACTATCAGAATCAGCGAAACACTCAAGCGCAACGTTAAATAATGCCTCTTTTGCCCCATCGCTTGCCAAGCCTTGAAACGGCGTATTACAGGCTTGAGTAAAGGACACACGCCCCCGCTTTCTGTGTGATTGGGGGATAATAACAAATCCTTCTTCTTGGGCGTCTTGGGCATGATCCAACCAATCCCATAATTGCCAAGCGTCAAACCATTGGTTCTTTAGGTCTTGTGCTTCGTCTTTAGTCAAAGTAACGCCGTAACCCTTAGCATACGCCATAAATGAACTTGCCCCCATACCGCCGGGAAAGCCAAAATTACAAGCCTTTGCCCTTTGTCGTTGTTTCTTGATTTCTTTGTCGCCTTGTGATTTCCTAGTCATACCTTCCTCATAGCTAATATTTAGCATTTTACATGCAAACCATGTATGCGGATCAAACCCCGAATCATGCTTGTACATGCTTAATAAAGGGCTTTCGTTGCCTGTCATTGAGTAGTGACATTGAGCAAGTGTTCTAAGTTCGGCTGCGTCATAATCACATGCAACAAATACAAAACCTTTACTAGGTACAAAACAATCTCGGATGCCTTCACGACGGGGCAAATTTTGAAGGTTGGGATCACGGGAGCTTGTTCGCCCTGTTGCTTGAAGTACTTCATAATCGCATCTTAAACGCCCATCCATCAAAGGCAAATTGACCATCTCAACACTATCAATGTATGTACTGAGTAGCTTGGTCACTTCTCGATATTCTAAGAGCGATAAGAGTTCTGGGTCTTCGCTTTCCTCTAGTGCAGATTTATCCATACTAATAGCACCGGAATCGGTCTTTTTAATCTCTTTTTTCATGCTCTCATAGGCTTGTTGAACCCGTGCTTTAATAATCGTCTTATTTTCTTTGATCTCGTTCTTCTCAACCTTTAAGATACCAAGTTCAAGTAAAGGCTGCTCTTGTTCTTTGATCGCATCCTCTAAGCTCTTTTTTACAGATGAAACTTTAGAGGGGTCAACACATATCCCATGCGATCCCGTCAATCGTAAAGCAAAATCATAGGATACTTGTTTAGCATGCCCAACAATTTCATCTTGGGGGATTTGTTGCATTTGTACTTGATAAACAAGCATAGTGTACATTGCATCATAGACGGCGTAAATCTTTGCTTCTTGTGACCAAATATCAAGCGATTGATTACGAAAAGAATCGTATTGATACCTTACAGAATCCGCCTGTTTAGATGAAGCAATATCAATCATGAAGTACTTGTAAACTAGTCCCGCTAGGCTTAGTTTAGCGACTTTAGTCCCGTTGACATCCATAACGCCCACGCCCTCGCCCCCATGTGCGATTTTGTGGAGTTTCTCAATGATACCAGTATCATGAACACGCCCATCTTTAAGCGCTTTGAAAACTTGGGGATATAGGCTTGGGTACGTTGCACAAATTACCGATAAATCAAATGCTGCATTGTGCATGATGATTGTTTTATTGGTATCTGCAAAGACATGTTTTAACCAAGCGTACAAGGTTTGATCAAATCTTGCTATAAAGGATTCTGATTGCCCTTGATCATCAAGTAAAAAGGCGGTCAAGCATACAGGGGCGGGAACATTGTTATCCACGATTAAGTGGGTTTCTGTGTCGATGGCGATGAATTTCATAGTTTTCCTTTGGTGTGTTAAGGTGCTTTATTCTATGAAATGTTTTTAGCTTTGTCAACAAATTTTAAAAAGTAAATAAATAAAAAAAAACCCGCACGGCCAAGAAATGGACGCACGGGCTTTCTTTTCACCTTAACCCCCTCGAAAGGAGATAATTTGAATATATCCTATGTAACAAGTTTGTCAAGCATTTATTTCATAGGTTTGCACTTTTTTTTAGAATGGCAAGTTACCATCATCATCTTCATCACTTTGGGCTTGAACTGCTGCGCTTGTGTCAAGTGACATCCAATTAGTTTCAAGAAACGCCTTATCGTTTCTGCTTTTCTTTTCGATCACACGACAACGAACTTGATGATTAACAAGCACAGATTCAGAACCGCCATTACAAGCATTGATCACGATTTCAGCGGTCACTTGCGCTCTGTATTCAGGTGGCAAGACAGCACAGACAAAAGACTTGAGAGCCTCAATGTTACCTTTTTGTTTCCAAGCGGGTACGCCTGTGAGCTTATACATATGCTTAACAGGTGTACCTGCTTTCATGGTTGTGCTTGATACGATAGACGCCTCAATGATGATGTAATCTGATCCATCTGATTGAGATGTTAAACCTTTAACGGCTTCGATTTGTAGGATGTGATCACCTTGAGCGATGTTATCACGGGAAACGCGTGCTTGTGTTGCTTGTGCAATTTGTGCAGCATATTTACTAATGTCAAATGTCATTTGTCATGTCCTTTTAAGGGTTGAGCATGTTTGATAAATTCAATTTAGCATAGTTTTCTAACTTGTCAAATATTTTTACAAATTATTTATTATTCTTTGTTGCATAGATCAATCTTTGTTTTTGCCCTGTTGTATCTTGGATATATTGGGCATCTTTCAAAGCCTTATTAAACGCTTTAGCAAATAATCCCATGTTTAAAATTGACATATGCACTTCATCCGCCAATTGCCCCGGTCTGTGTGTTCTTGCTAGTAATTGTTCCCAAGTGCTGGGGTGTGCTAATGGGTGAACGATGATTTGATTGTGCCAAGATTGTAAATTCTTCCCTGTGCCATGTGCTTGAATACTCATGATTGCCGTATGTGCTATGTGTTTATTTGTATCCAATCTTTTAGCATCCTCGTCACCTGCACCATACATCTCACAATTCAAAGCCTCTTTGAGCTTATGCGCTAGGGCGGAATATGCGCACCATATTAAAACAGGTTCAGACTGTTCAAGCGTCCACTTTTTCACAAAGTCAATAAGATATGTATCAAGCCAAATCGCTTTTGTCTTAGGGGGTTCTCTATCTTTTACACTTTTCCAATTTTGCCATGCAATCGCAAGAGATTTAGGCGCTTGGGGGGTTTCTGCATACTGTGAAATCAAAGAAACACTATCAAAACTTGATCGTTCAAGCATTTGAAAAGAAGCACGCCCCCACGCCCTTTTGTACTCAATCCATTGTTGATCAATTTCTCTATCTTCCCAATCCCACGTATACACAAACCCGCAAGAGATTTGCCCCCATACTCTAAGCATAAATGAATCTTTTGGCGTCCATAAATCGCTTGATTGAAACATGGCTTCAAGCTGTTCATTATCAAGTATCTCATTCGTTGCGCTTACGATATCCCCCGTACTCATAGCGATTGCAATACTCTTTTTAAGACTAGTAGGCATGCTAATTTTTTCTTTGTTGATAATCAATGATGCCCCAACCTCTTGACTCTTAGTAATAACAATCCCTTTTGATCTTTGTAAGCGTGCTAAATACTCGTCTTTTGATCCACCCTTAACAATATTGCTTACTAACTTAGATGGAAGTCCTTCCTCTATACATAAGCACCATTCTTGTACGATCTGGGCAATCCTAGGAATTGGGGAATAAACCCCCAACGCCCAAGATGCCAAATGCGAATAGTCACTGATTGATCTTGCGACCAATGTGCCACTTAAAGCGCAAAATTTAGGCATAAACTTGATCATATAGTTATCTAGTCGTCTTACTCTTGCACTCTTTAAATTGCGTAAACAATGCGCTTCATCGCATATAATAAGATCGGGGGCATAATCCTCAAGCTCTTTTAATCGCTTGGGAGAACTAAGGGTTTCATAAGATAAAACTTTCATATCTTTAAAATCCCAATGTTGCCCATACGCAGTTCTATCTGAGAGATGTTGAGTAATCATGAACGCAGGCAGCAATAAAAGCGGGCGTTCCGATCTTAAAACAGTAGGGAGAAGCATAGATACTAGTGTTTTACCTTCACCACATGCAACAAATCCTAGTAAACCTTTTCGATCAATTGCTTGCCATAACATTTCATTTTGAATAGGCCTAAGCGTTTGTTTGCCTTCTGGTTTCTTTAGGTATTTTGTTAAATCTTGATTATGTTCAATTTTATCTAGGGGAACTAATTTTAACCGTTCCCATTCAGTAGCAATCATTTTTATATTAGACTCTTCGAATTACTGTGTTTGCATTGGCAATTAAAAGACTTCCTACTCTTGTATATTCATCACTCATTGGATCAATGTAGATGCTTGCTGTTGTCTTTGACCAACCTTGTGAAGCTAGTAACGATTGGAAAGCATTCCACCCTTTCCCATAATCAACTTGAGATAAATGAAACACTTGAAACTGAGTACAAATCATCTGAATTTCTTCTTTAAACGCTTCATAGAATGATATGGGGGCGATGGTGCTTTTTTGTGGCATACAACCAATAAACAATGATCGGCGTTCATATGGTGGAACAATTGCTAAAGGTTTTTCAATTTGTGATTGAATCTTAGCCTCTACTTGGGGGGCAACTGGTGCAACTGGTGCAACTTGTGTTTTTGGTGCTGTGAGTCCTAACTTGCTTGCTAGGTCTTGGCCTTGTGTCTGTGTCATAGTGTCAATCTCTTTTCTTTTTAAAAGACATTCGGAGCGATAAGGGCAACCGCCAAACTTGAAACAAGAATCTAAGTTCTTTTCAATAGTGGTTTCTTCCTTTATAGCATCCAATTTCATCTTGTCAATAGTTTTTACAATCTCGATAAATTGCTCTTCGTTCTCTTGTCTAGTAAGTACATATGAAACACTAGATGACCAAGAGGGCGTTTTTGTACCATAGTACACATGCACAAGTTCAACCTGTTCAAGCATTGGCATATTGTCAAAAACGGCCTTAGCATAGATATTCATTTGAACATCATAACCCAATTCTTTTGAAGTCTTTGTATACTTCTTTGAACTTGTGGTTTTATGGTCAATGATTCTTACAAACCCCTGACCCTTATGGAGCAAGTCAATAAATCCCATAATGGGAATAGGGGATTCTTTAATTGGTAGTGCCTCATGAATACCTAGTTCTATTGATAAATCCTCACTAGGATTTGGGAGAAACTCAAGCCCACGCTTGGCAATTTGCCCAATATCCGAATCAGGGATATCTAAGCCATCTCTAAAATAGGCCTCAATGACGCTATGGATTTCTTTACCTAGCTCAGTGGATGGACTAGATGGACTTGGCAAACCTACAATCTTTTGAAGATACCACTTGCGGGGGCAATCAAGATAAGTTTTAATCTGTGATGCGGAAACATGCTTAAATTCGCCCATTATTCTTTATCACCGTACTTTTCTTTTGATGCCTGTTCTCTTTGTTCGGGGGTTGTCGCTTTAGCAAGTGCATCTTTGACGCTGCTAACGCCTAGAACGCTTTTGATCAAATCATTAGCATCAAATTTGATACTCTTTTTAGTGCTATTTGCGTCACAAGTCACCCCGCCCATTGGAACGCCTTCCGCATACTGTGATAAATAGACTTCTTTAGAAACTCTTGTTGTAGGGAAACCTTGAAGCCACCTATGATCATAAACACCACGCTTTTCAAGTTTCAACTCCGCCCCGCTCTTTTTCTCTTTGCTAAGGCCAAAGAACTCGATCGCTTTATTCACTTTTATGCTTGTCCATTTGTTTTTATCAACTGGGAAATTCTCTTTAATCAGGATATCCACGATTTCAGCGGGTTTCTTAAGTTCTTTGAGTAGTGTGGATAATCTAAGTTTTAATTGCTCAGTGAATACGCGTGTTAAAGGATCAATAGAGGGAACATTAAACAATTGTGTTTCTTCCTCTATGGGTTCTTGTTTGATGGGTTCTTGTTTGACAGGTTCTTGTATTTGATAAATAAATTCAGCCTCACAACGATCACTAGAAAGCCCGCAATTATTGCCCGCTTGTAAAAAGTTACATGCTTGCTTTTTGTCTGTATCCTCTTTATATCCACATGCTTGTAAAATCGCTTGTAGGGGGTCGACTTGTACACTCTCAAGCGCTTTTACTTGTGCTTGTTGTATTGGTGCTTGTGCTTGTTGTATTGGTGCTTGTGCCTCAACCTTTGGCGTTGGGTATTGTGTAAAGTCTGTTGGCAAGGTTTCTTTTCTTGGGGGTGATACCTTTACAAGACTAAAAGCGTTATTTCTACCGGGTAATCTATGTAATTGTAACTTATAGCCGTTGCAGACTTTATCTTTATAACGCATCAATCTACGACCTAAATTAACAATATTAAGAGAAACGCCCAGTAATAAAGTTTCTTGTAGCATTTCAAGATGTGAATCATCTTGTTTCTTAGTCTTGAGAGCGTTTAATAAGTCTTGACTTGTCCAAGTTTGACCAACACCCACATCTTTTTGATAGGCGTATAAAGATTGAAAAAGATTTGAAAGATCATCATTTTCCCTTGATACAATTTCAGAGCGGGACATTTCAACAATATCAATCTTTTCAAATCCTAGCAGCTTTCCAACCCATGCAACAGGATATTGAACCCAATCAGCCCATTCGGTAAAACTGCCTATTGAACTAAGTTCAATACTCAAGGCATCAAGATCAGCATGTTCTTGAAAACTCTTTTGAATAGTAAGCATGTCCCGCCAAATAGAACTAGTATTTTGAGAAGCATAACTCACAATGTCTTTGTGTTTAAAGTCGCTTCGTTCAGCGGGGTTATCAAGATCAGATACTAGTCGAACAGTGATAACGCGTCTATCTGTATCAGCTTTAAGAACGGCATTGTTTGCAGTTCCCGCAAAGAATGTTTTAATCTTTACAGATGTCATCTCACTTGAACCAAGTCTACGGGTTTTATATACGGTACTTGTTAGCATAGCATCAAGCCCGCCTGTTCCTAGTGAATTGGTGATATTGTCAATCACTATATAATCTTCACCACTTAAAAGAAGGCCATCTAAGCGCTTTTCAAGTTCCTCTGTTTTCTCTGGGGGGATGATGATTGATGGGTGCTTGATACCATATACACCCGCTAAAGCTGTTTGAATAAATGTAGTTTTCCCCGTTGCTTTTGAATTGGCAGATACTAGAAACAAGGGGGCGGGAGCATCAATTTTCTTTCTAAATCCCGCTGTGAAAAGCGTTGCTAGTGCCATAAGACGATATGATTCTTGTGCGAATGGGAAATCACAAAACAAATCTAGTAATCGTAATGCGGACGCCTTAGCCTCTTTAATACTAGAGGGAATATTTAAAAGAGAACTCGCATTAAAATGCTTTACAGGTGCATAGAAACATGCTTGAGCTTCGCAAAAGCCTTTATGTGCTTGTAAGGGTTCAAAAGCGTTGTTGATAGGTGGCAGGCTAGTAATCCCCTCAATGCGTGGAAGTTCATCTTTGATATATGCGTAATAAGTCTTAATTGTGTTTGTTTGCAGCGCTATGTAATTTCTTGTCATCCCCTCTTTGTTTACCTTGACCGTATAGAACTTAGAGAATTGTAAAATGTACCCTGTGATTTCTTCAACGCTTGGGATATACATGACTTCTTGGTCAATTTCAGCGTTCATCTTGACGCGAACAATATCATGGCCTCTTTGGTAAAAAGGGGCTTCTTTAGCAGATTTAAGAATCTCTACTAAGTTTTTGATGATGCCTTGCCCATCTGTGCTATCATATTCAAATTCAAAGCCATCTTGTACAAAATCGCCCCATTCTCTAGGGAATTTATTCCTTAAGGCATTGGGCTTTGTGCGCTCAGCTTTACAAGACGCGTGCATACAATTGAACACCCACCCATTATCACCAAGGAAAAGAACGCTTGCGGTGCTTTTGTCATCTGTGGATGAATGTAATGTATGCCATGGACATTGAACCCTATGAACTAATTCACCATTGATTTGTTTGTTCATTGGTTCAAGATATAAATTGCTTGCTTTGAACACTTCGATCACGCCATTATTCACGCCCCTAATGCTTTGTCTTTGTGCTGTGATGTAGGAAATATCAGAGAATAGACTTAATCGGTCGAACTTATGAACATATTGTTTATTTGGGACATAGAAAAAAGATTGTAAAGGTTCTTTTTCTCTCACAACTTGGGGCAGGCGGTAAGTTTTTACCACTGTATCACAAGACACATCAAACGCCCCATAAGTTGACTTTGGAAGCATGGCTAAAATCTGTTCATAAACCTTTTCCCAATCTTTGCCCTTTAAATCCTTATCCAAGATAAAAGGCGCTTCTAATGGGATGATACAACGAAGGCCGTGCTTAGTCTTGTAGGTCAATGAATTGCCAAGAATTGGGTGACTTGACCAAGATACAACGCAAGCGGTGAAATCATCATTTGACCATGCCCATTTTTCACGAGGGTTGTCCATTTGCTTGGCATCAAAATCAAGAGCAATGAAATCAATCTGTACTTGAACATCTTTCAATTGGTCAACAGATAAACGCCATGTTTGCCCATCGCTTTTGATCAATTGTGAAGCGTGGGCGGGTTGCATTTGTGCATCTGTCTTAAAGAGGGTTCTAAGCGCTTGTTTCAAGTCCATATGATAGACTTGACCATATTGGCCGGCCTTGACTTTGAGATTTGGCAAAACAGAACATGCGAGGGGTTCAGAATACCAAGCATTTAAATCTTGTTCAGAGAGATAAGGATAAAATAAACCTGTGCGGGTTGTCATAGTTTCTCCTATATGGATTAAGGTTGATCTAAAATATAGGAAAAAAGCTAATCTGTCAATTTAAAAAGATCAGGGGGGATTTGAAAAAAGATCTTAATCACATCTTTCTTTTTAATTTCATATACTTATGGGGATGATGACGATATTATTCATTTTTCCCTTGCTCCTATATATACACAATACACATATGAATCCTATGTATGTATATATTACCAAGATAAATGAAATGCTTAAAACATCTTCACTATCTTCACCATCTCCGTAAGTCATTGTATTTATTGATAAATTTTTAGGGGGGATTTATAAAAACATCTCCCCTAATCCCCCCTAATCTTAACTAAATCTTAGGTGGAAATGGGAAAAGTCCTTGTTGTGCATAGATACTTAGTGATTGATACTCAAGCGAGGTATCCCAATCTTGACTTAGTACTTCATATTTGATTCCTGCAACAATGCACTTTTTTAGAATAGTACCAAACACACCATCTAAATTTGTACCGCCTAAATAAAGCGGAAAAGGCCCAGTGATTTGATTGCCATAGTCCTCTGTATCTGGATCAAGATCAAACAGGTTTAAAAGTTGCCCGCCAAATGGTTCACCTTCATCCCGTTCTTCCCCATCCTCTTTTAAATATGTGGGCGGTGCTTTTGCTAGTGTAGAATCAAGGTAGATTGTAAATTTGCCATTCTTTAAATCGTTTGCTTGGTTTTGGTTACCAAGTCCCCCGCTTGTTGTTTCAAAGATTAAAAAGGGTAGAAATTCCATTTGTTTTACTGTGGTGCTTTGCCCTGTTGTGTATGCTTGAAACATAGGATTATTCATTGTTGGACTAGTAACAAGTTGGTAAGTTCTAACCACGATAGGGGGCGTCCCTGCTTCATGTATAGAACGAACCATATAAATCTTACTTGATCCATCGCTAAGAGTAACACGAATTAGCTTATGAACCCTACCGTCTGAGATGTCACCTGTAGGCAAGGCAAAACGCCCATTTACATTGATTAAAACATCCTCATAAGTTTCTTGATCAATCCATGGCTTAAATAACCAATATAACGCGTTAAAAAGTTGGGGATAAGTGCCTTTTGGTTGGTAAATAATCGCCTGCATGACTTTTGCCCAATAAGCACGGGGAAAAGAAGCGGGGCGAGCAAGATCATAGAAAAAACTAAGTCTATCTAAGTCGGTACTAGTTGCACTTGTGAAAATGGTTGAATGTCTTGCTTTGTCAATTTGTGATAGTAGCATAGCTCACCTCCGCCCCTTTTTGAATTGTGCTGTATGGTTGTTCTGTTTGCACATAGACGGCATTGCCTGCAATACTAGTAACCAAGCATTTAATGCCCTGTACAAAGATCACTTGATCCACATCTAACCCTAGATTACTTTCTAGCTTAAGTAAAACATCATCACTTGACCCAATAATCTCAGAAAGTAGTGTTGTATCTGTGACCCTTGTTTTCCCTATTCCTTTTAGTGTGTTCAACTCTTGACCTATGCACGAAGTCAATGCTTCTAGTACGCCAAGATCATCTGTATCAAGTGAAGTACTAGCATATGAAAACAACGTATCTTGATTTAATAGGCGTTCCCCCGCCTTATACAAAGGGGGAAGGGATGCCCGTAGTTCATAGGTTTCAAGGTTTCTTAGTCTGCGCTTTACTTGCACGCCTGCCGATACTGTATAATCTTGCACGCCATAGCTTAAAACTAGATCATATATTCCGGGTTCTAAGATAGGCGATGAACATAGAACATATTGCCCCCTTTGTACTTGGCATTTGACGCCCTGACCGGGTAGGCATGAATAAAGATACTGAGTAAAAGCAAGCGTACTTGTATTCTTTAACCTAATCTTAATCTCTTGATCATTTGTAATTGTGTTATTTGTGAAATAATCACCGATTACATAGATCAAATAACCACCATCATCCCCAATCAAAGAGGATAATGGACTTATCTCTAAGTTTGCCATTTACTAATCCTTTAAATTAATGGGCGACCATGTAAAGTGATCAATAGTGTAATTTTCTCATTTAAATTGTGCGATGTTGTAATAGTGCTTAGATCGAATGTAAACGAAGGTAGATTACTATCCGCACCAAGCCAATCAGTATGACTTGTTGCGGTGCTAAACCATGCCATTTGACCAACAACACGATTTAAAACATTAGATACACGTGCTTGTTGGATACTAAAACCATTTACTAAGAAGCCGTTACCTATTTTCATTTCGTCAGTCATACTTAACTCAAATGACATATTAAATACGGCGTTCATGATTGTTGTAGTACCACGAACAACCCGCCATTTATACGCTTCATTAGGGCTTCCTTCCACAATCCAATATGCAAAAGGTACGACATTCCTAAAGAATGTTTGTTGAAATAAGAAATTTACATCTGTTTCTAATTTATCAATTGCCTTGTATGCACCATTCAAAGAGATTTTAGGCTGTGTGTTATACCATTGGGCGGGGGTGCTTGTACCACTTGGATCATTTTCCCCTTTTGCGTGCATTTGTCTCACCATTCGACCAAGAGCATGAAAAACACTTAACAAACCTACATTGATATCATATGAATTTGATACATAAGTAGGAAGCATGCCACTAAACGCCGTTGCATTTGTATTTGAACTATCGTAAAAAGTACCGCTCTCACCTGTTACCGCTTGCGCATCAGCCGAATCAAAAGCGGAAATAAAAGTTAAATTAATACTAGTCCCTGTAATCGCAGTTACTTTTGCGATTGGTGAGTATTGGAAATCATCCCCTGTAATCGTTGGATCAGTTGCACTAAAAGCAAATTCAACACGCATGCGGGTTCTGGTTTCATCTGAAAAAGTGACTTCTGAACCTTGTGAAACATCCCATTTTCTACGATTAGCAAGATCAGTATCAACCATTAAGGGACGCGCCCAAAGAAACATGGTATTATCAACGCCTGTTAAAGAAATGGGATAATTCCCATGATCTTGTTTTGTGCTGTCAAATGTGACAACTTGGGTTGAAAAATTGTTTTGTTTGATACCTAAAAGAGCGGTGCCAATTGGTTTACTAGCGATAAAAGCAAAATCAGTAAAAGAAATCTTATCAGGTGTTCCATTAGTAAAAATAACGCCGGGTTGAGATAAGCAACCTCTTGCGGGGCCAATAAGCGACCCCATAGCCTCTTGAACATAGTTATAAACTAGTGTTTGTAAAGCATCAACATCAACAATATCTAAGCGTTCTTGTGGGTATACTTTAATTTTATCCATTTTTATCTCCTTGTACTGACAAACAAGTTAATTGTATCAGCCTTTAAAATGTGTCTTGGTGTGATTGGGTAAATATCGGGACTAAGATTTAAACTAGCGCTTGAGTATACTTTAACATTTTGTAAATCTGTATCATTCATCAAAGAATCAATGAGTTGTGCAATAAGTAAAGGTTGCCCCGCTTCTAGTGCATTTACAAAGCCCGTTGCAATGCCTTGAAGTCGTGCTTGTAAGGCTACTAAATCCACTCCATTGTATGCCGTGATCTGTAGATCAAAAGATACTAGTGTGATTGGTGCAGGTAGAACACGAACACGAACGCCCACCGCTCTTTGGCCGGGATTATTGATAGGATCAGCGGGTGAACCTTCAATCAAGTTTTGTAGTTCACTAATTAACCCTGTGTAGATTGTATATGCGTTTGTGGTTACTATGTCACCATCTACCAAATCACTACGATCCATAAAGATCACAAGCCCCCGTTCATGCACAATTCTATATTTACTAGGATTAATCACTAAGCTACCTCTTGATCTTGTGAGGACAATATTAGATGTATCTGTGATAGGATTAGACAAAGGCATGATTAAGGGGCTTTGATCCCCATATACAGAAAAAGACGTACTAGTAATTGTTTCGGTGGTTACATTGTTATATAAGCCACTACCGTCATCAATCAAAAGCTCACAATAAGCGGGGACATTCTCATTTTCATAGATACTTGCATTAATTGCCCTTGTGCCATCTGTTGCTATGTAGGACTTAGCAAATGTTTCTATGGCTTGGGGTTGGCTTTTTGCTAGGGATTGGATTGCTTGCTTGCATCTATTTCTTAATTGATCATCTGTTTCCTCATCATTCCCATTAGTCAAAGCGTTGGTATTTGTGCAAGCGATAACTTGACTAGGAAAATTCTGTAAACTTGTGATTGAGTTATTTAGTGCATTGCCTACCGCTCCTGAGATGCCCGCAATAATAGACACATTTGTAGTTAAGCTGTTGGATGCAAATACCGCTTGTTCTCTTGTGTAATAAACTAGTGATTGATTACTGGGGTTTGCCACGATTAAGCCCGCATCTAGTGTTAAACTTGCCCCAATACTTGATCTTGTTAAGGTAATAACGCCCGTTGCATTGGTTGCAGGTAGACGGGTTAAACCAATCTCCAAGGCACGATCATCTAAATCTGTCCCATTGGTGTTTGTAAGTGTAAATTGTTGCCTAAGTTTTGCTAGTTTATATTCTGAATCAGCAATCTGTTCAGCTATGGCACTCATAAGCGTATATAAAACGCTTCCTTCTACAATGTCCGATACTGTGCTTCTAGCAACCATTCTAGCAAGTAAACTTGTTAAGATTTCATCTTTTGTTCTTTGTACATAAGCCATTTTAGTTTATCTCTCTTTTAATAGGTACGATTAGGGGAAGGGAAACGCCTTGAACACTGGTTACTTTACATTCAATAGCTATTTGATCGCCTTGTACTAGTATTTGAACTTGTGCAACGCTTGAGATTCTAGGGTCTTTAAGTAACTGTTCTTTGATGTGCATAGTTAAAAATGCGCTTGTTCGATTATTCACCGAACCGCCAATCAAGACGGGCAAGCCATAATCAAGCATGGTTCTTGCACTCCCTTTCTCTGTGAGAACTCGATTCTTGATTGCTTGAACTAAATTATTTTCTTGAGTTATTAAGATTAAATCATTGCCCTTGATTTTTAGATCACCATCATCCCCCAATAAGAAATCAGTGTAAAAATAGTCATCTTGTCTAAATTTAAAATTGCCACCGTTACCAATCTCTAAGATAGGAAGTAATATTTCATCACCGGGAAGAACAGGGCGACCATTTGCATAAGTGTATTGATCTCTTAGGTTATTAAGCGTTAAAATGATACCTAGCGCCCCTTCATTGTTCAATTGTCTTTGTGCAATGGTTCTAATGCTTTCGCCGGGTCTAATTGTGTATAATAGTGAAACTTGATTATTTGTACGGACTAATTCAATTTGTGCTTGTGTATTTGCACTTGGTACAATTAACGCCCCTGTTACGCCCGCCAATTCAATCACTGAATTTTGCATAGCTTGCGTTTCACTCAGTAATTCATCAACTTGATCTTTATAGGGGTCAAATGTTTGATCTATACCTAAGACGCCTTGAACTGTACCTTTTACAGTGCGGACGGCTTCAATTGCATTCCCAACCACTTTGAAAATATCGGATAAAACAGAACTAGGCAATTGTAAAAGAATACCATCAACACTATTGGCAACCTGTCTAATTGCAAGAGCAACACGATTCACGGCTTGAATTGGCCCCCGTATAATTTGGGAAACCTCTTTATTTGTGTTTTGAATAGCATTGTCTAAGATGGCAATGCTTGCGCTTGCTATATCTAATTGGTCAGTAATTGCCTTGACTGTTTCGGTAATGGGTGAAAAGATCGGTGTTAATTTGCTTTCTGGTGCGTCATCGTACGCATGTAGTGATAAGCTCCATTGATATGAAAATTTAGATTGATCAGCATCTCTTGACCATTCAAATTTCTCAACGCTTACTTTGTATGCAAAGCCCTCATTTAAACTTCTAAATACTAGGTAATCTCTATTATTTGCGTTCTTTTGCCACTCATTAAGCCAATGATCAAACTCTTCTAGGATAATCAAACCATTTTGAAAGATCACATCACCTTTGCGATTATACCCCGCTCGTTCCATATAACCACTTGCCCCCCGCAACTCGATATGTGTGTTTCTATACCGCATATTCTCTTTAACATAAGAATTTAGTGTATAGGTAAGAAGCGAAGCACTTGGCCTTGATTGCATGTACATTGTGGGTTTATTCGGTAGGGTGATCATATCCCCTTGATTGGTTTCAAGTATGTAATCAATAGGTACTTTGAACAATGTACCTAGACGCCCCGTCTTAGGTACAGAAACGCCCATAGGCATTGAACTAGGCATAAAACCCCCTTATCCTCTTGGTATCTTTATTTTAGATGATACCATACTTGTAGGTGGATTTGATAAATTTGTACTATTCAAAATAGTTTGAATAGGTGTAATCAATCCCGCCAAGATACCACCTGTAACAGGTGCGGGGCCTAAATTGGTAAGGGTGGCAAGCATACTTTGAATAATTGCAGACAACGTACTAATCAATAAAACATGCTTTTGGGTTTCTTGTGTTAAATAGTTCATTGTATCACTGGCAATTAGTACAAAGTCATCACTGACCCCATTGGATGATATTCTTAATTTCCCCTCGTTTGATAGTTGTATTCGTATGGTTTGATCACTGTTTGAGGTATCTAAGCAAACCCCGTTATCTTTTGATACAGAAATCACATTAGCCCCCTGTTTCATAAGAACATCTTGTAAAGAGGCTACATAGGTTTGATCGGTACTTGCTACATTTGTTTTTTCCTCTAAATCCTCCACGTTGGGAATTGTAGAGGATACATAGAAGCCTCTTGAGATTTTATCATTGTATTCTATGAACGCATCAGATTGATCGGCTGGGGGTGCATAGATAAACGATGATCCACCACCAAGCCCCATGATAGGCGTGTATTTTGATGCAGAACCATTAAAAACTGTTGTACCTATAACAGGTTGATTATTGATCTTTAAAGGTTGGCCTTGTACTCTTGCTGTACATGTACCGGGTTTTCTTATATTAAGCATTTCTAAGCCTCTTGATATACTTGTAGACGGTCTAATGTGAAACTTGATGTTCTTTGTATGCGTCCATCTGGTAACGCTTTATGATTGTGGGTTACTTGTGTACAATAACCAATGTAATACTCATTAGGATAGTCTACATTAGTCACGCCATACGAAACCCCAATACGAACAAATTCCCCCTGTTTTATCTTGGGTTCATAGTATGACACACATTGAGCGTTGCCATAAGTTTCACCACTCCCAAGCAATAAACGCACATAGGTAGTTAGTTCATTGGCAAAATCTCTAATCTTCTCATTCTCTTTAGTTGATCCGAAAAATGGATAAGTGGCTTCATATGAAAACACGCCATACTTTTTAATTGATTCTTCATCTATATAGAAATCAGTAGTAACGCCTAAAATGTTATTTACTCCACTTGCTCGCGTGGATACATTGATCAAATTTAATCTATTCCCCGCACTCCAAGAGATTGATAAGTTGTTCACTGTGTTAATCTCTATTGGTTTTCTTGTATCTGGTTTGATAGATGTAAAATTCAATGATCCGCCTTCTCGTGTGTACACTACTTCATATTGTCCTTGTTCATTTACTTTTGTTTCACTTTGAATTTCGCCCTCATTTAGTGAAACATTGATAGCGGATACAGAGCGTTGATAGTTACTTGGTAATGGTCTATAACGATAAATAAGAACAGGTTGTATTTGTTTTTTTGGGGGGGCTGTTTCCACTTGATCAGAGAAGACGCCCTCATTCGTTGTTACTTCTTCATAGCTAGGAAATAATTCAATCACTGAATCCATTTCACCTTGAAACGATGAAGTCATAGCACTAAGAATTGAATTGTTTAAAGCGGGGAATAAGGTATCAAAGTTAAAAGTAACGATATCCGTCAAGGTTCTTTGAGATACTCCATATTTCTTTAAATCGGTGTTTCTTGTCAAAAAGATCACATCCATCAAAGATTTATTTGTAATCTGTGTATCTGGCATAAAACTAGAAAATAAAGAATACCATTGTTTAATTGCATCTTTTGGATCAAGGAAGTTTTTTAAGATGGCCTCTAGTTTCTCATAGTATGCAAGTTCACTAGATGCCCCGCTATTAATTGTTAACGCCTTGGCTGTGTAATAACTTGATAAAATTAGTTTAATAGGTGTTTGTAAAACAGAAATCCATGAACTTAAACTAATGGTTAAATCAATGGTACTTTTTAAGCCATTTTGATCAGCAACCAACCCCGAATTTATAGAGGAAACCACGCCAAAAAATCTAAGTTGCCTTGTATTTGCTTCGGTATCTAGTTCATAGATCGTTGCCCACCCATCCGCATACATAGTTATAAAATCTAAGAAAGCACTATTAGGCGGGGTTACTGTTTTCCCCAATTGTGCATACATTTCAGGGAAGGGCATTTTTGCCCGTAAAGTAGCTTGTTCATAGGGTGCTTTGATTGAATAGGTGTATTGGATTTCTGTGACATAGTCACTAATATCTTTTGTATCAAGTTGCTTAGGTTGGATGTAGATATCTTGTTTATATTGTGTTAATTTGATTTCAAATTTAATCATTTCTTAGTTCCTATCGTAAATAATCTAAAATGGCATCTGCAAGACTTGTTAATGATCTAGCAAGATCACTTGTTCCCACGCTTTCAATCATGATCTCAAGTTTCTGTTGGATATTTAACAAAGTTTCAAGCTGTGAAGTGCCTTCTTGTGTGCGTGAGAAATCAAAGTTTCGTTCTACTCGTTGGCGTTCTAAGTTATTAAGTTTCTTTGTCACATCCAATTGATCCCCAATTTGCCCCGTCAAATCAAAAGTCCCACCAATGTCACCCGCCCCCGCCCCAAATAATGCACTAATTTGTGCCTGTGATAACCCCGCCCCACCAAGTGCAAGGCGGGAAACTGTCGACCCTAAGCGCTTTTTAATGATTTGCGTTGCTAGTCTTGGATCAGCTTGAAACTGTTCTAGCATGTTGATCATGCCTAAAGGTGTTCCATCGCTACGACTTGAAGCCTCAGCTTGTAGGGCTTGCATTGCTAAACCTTGGAAATTGCCTAAATAACCCCCCTTAGCTTGTCCCGCAATTGACTCAATGCCTTGTACTGCTCGCAAAGCCCCCGCACCTTGAACCGACTTAATCCCCGCATTTGATACCCCAATAATAAAGCTAGTTAGTGATTGAGCATCTACCGCCAAGCCTTTTGATGCCATCCCTTGAATCCCCGCATTAATAGCACCTAATAACTTTTCAGCTTGTGAACCTAGCATATTTTTACTAGTTGCGTATTGTAAAACGCCTCTAGCAATCCCCGCCATTTGTTCTTCGTTCTGCATTGCGCCACCCATACCACCTAAAGAAGCAAATTGAGGGATTGCCATGGGATTGATACCAAGCATTTCAGAGCTTCGTATATCCTTAAATAGTCTATTAATACCTGTACTATTCAAAACCGTACTACTTCCATACGCCGATGCATACGCATTAATATTATTCAAAGAATCCATCATTGAAAAGCCGAAAGCCTCCCCTCTTTGAGGTATTTTATCCACGAAATCCGACCCCACACGATAACGGGCAAACATTTTAGGCAATTCATATTGTGCAACCTCTGTAAACCTAGAATAAACTTGTCCAATTGCTTGAGCGACCCCCTGCCCAACGATTGGGACTAATGCGCCGGCGGTCTGTACAATTGACCCCGTCTTTTGCATACCTAGATTACTGAGTAAACCACCAAGCGCATTAATCCCTTGCCCCGCTCCTCCACTAAGGGCGTTAATAACCCCGCTTGCGTCTGTGCTTGTAATCGAACCCATGACCGCCCCGGCACCCGCTAGAACTTGCGCACCCCCAAAATTTGTGTATGCTAATTTTTTTTTGTTCAAAAGGGCTTCTTCTTTTTGTACTTGTGCCTTCAAAACTTTGTCCGCATTTTGTTCGGCTTTTTGACGCTCTTTTTCCTCGGCTTTTGCTTGTGCCTCTTGCATAAATTTTAATTTTTCTTCATGCCTTAATTGCTTATTTCGTTCAGATTCTTCTAGTCGTGCAATTTGTTCTTTTTGTGCTTTTTCTTGTTGTATCTTTTTTTCATATTCTTTTTGCTCTTGCTGTTTTGCTTTTTCTCTTTGCTCTAATATCTTTTGATTTTCTTTTTGTTGTGCTTGATATTGTTTCTCTTGATTTGCTTTTCTTACTTGTTCTTCTTTTTGCTTTTGCTCTAGTATCTTTTGATTTTCTCTAGCTTGTGCCTGTGCAAGACGCTCTTGTTCTCTAATTTGTGCTTGTACTTGCTTTGCTTGTGCTTGTGCAAGTTTCTCTTGTTCTCTTTGTTGTGCTTGTGCTTGTTTCTCTTGAGCTTTAGCAAGTTTCTCTTGTTCTCTTTGTTGTTGTTTAATAGCTTGTTCGTCTTGCTTAGAACTTTTTTCTTTAATCTGTGCTGTTTCTTTGAATTGCTCTTGAAACGCTTTTAGTGCGTTCATTGCCTCTTGATCATTTAGATCAAGGATAATTTCAACTCGTTTGCTTGTCATACTTAACCCCTTTCTTTATCCCAAAAATCTTTTTCCCATTGATCGTCAATTGGGTTTTCATGCTTAATGGTTTTATCTTGGTTTACTGTGTATCTTGGTTGGATTTTATCATAATCTTCATCAGATAGGGATAAAAGCCATGTTTCAAAGTAATCATTTTCAGAAAGCACCGAATAAAGGGGGTTAAACTGTGAGTTGGGAAACGAACTAGGCAAGCTCTTTTGAATAAATCGCCACCCTTGCGACCTCCTTAGCTCCTTGACCCTGTCCAACGTTTGGGCGAAAGTATAAATTAGCATGCTTGCCAAGTTGCTCCCTTAAGTCAAATAGAAGTTCATCGTCAATCACTGCCCACTTGTTAACCCAATCAGGGGGGGAAACCAATTGAACGCTTAAAGTTGCGATTGCTTCAATTCTTAGCTTTGCCATAGGACTCAAATTTTCCCACGCACCACCCGCAAGCATTGCCATCTTTCTATCAATCATCAATTTACCATCACCATCAGGCACTTTTGAGATCAATGTATCTTGATGCTGCTCGCCATCTGGGTCTATGTATGTCACAATTAACGGAAGTTCTCTTTTTACTAGGGGTTTGATTGTTTCTTGTTCTGTTACTAAGTTTCTTAAATCCATTTTTAAATCCTTTCATGGTTTCTTAGATACTCTAAGCAATTCAATGACAAAATAAAAATATAAATACTTGTAAAATTTGTTGACAATTACAAATTCATGAATTACTATGCTTATACCTTAACCACTAAAAAGGATTCATATGAAAATTTTTAACTTCGATCTAACAAATCTCTCTAGGAAAAGAAGCCACAGCGCTCTATCTTGTTTATCCGCTTGTTTAGATATCTATTCATGGCAAGAAAATGGGGATAAATACGAATTTATCATTTCCCATGATTATGGTTGCGCACCTGAATGTTTTATCAAAAAGTCCGAGTTCAATGACTATTTGAATCGTTGGAATCGCAATGACGCCCAAGGGCAATTAGTAATCAATAATATTGTTATTGACAAAGAGATTCAATCTGAACCCTGCTTACAACCATGGCAAACAGCGGACAGCAGAAACATCATCAACTATGCTTTAGAACATGGTTATGAAGTAATTGTAGTCCATAGCGATACACAAGAACGTGTATTAAAGATCAAAGACGGGCGGGCTTATATGCTTGTGTCTATATCTGTTGAAAAGAATACATATCGCCTATCAATCGAAGGTGAGAGCCATGATGATTTTACTAAATATGTAGATGTAGATGTGGATCATGATGATCTTGCACATGATATTTGTTCAAAATTGGATGTGTATACGATTGCCATGAATACATATTTTGACAAACTTGCTTCAGCATTAGATCAAGTAAAAAGAGAAATTTCATATATCTAATTTTATATACTTATACATAATTCCTATATACTGTTTTACAAATCAACCAAGCATGAAAGATAAGCATGAATGTGGATACTACCAAAAAATTTAATCATATCTCCCTTTGTACAGGATACGGAGGCATTGATCTTGGACTTGCAAGAGTTATCAAAGGTTTGCGCGCCATCGCTTACTGTGAGATCGAACTTTACGCAATCGAAAACCTTATTGACAAGATGGAAAAAGGAATCATCCCGCCCGCTCCTATTTGGTCGAACCTTAAAACTTTCCCATTCAAAGAGTTTCGTGGCTGCGTGGATATCCTCTCTGGGGGTTTCCCATGCCAACCTTTTTCAAGTGCCGGACGAAGAAACGGCGATACAGACCCAAGACACCTATTTCCCTTTATCAAGCAAGGAATCATTGAGTCAAGACCTGCCTTTGTTCTCTTGGAAAATGTTAGAGGAATCATCAGCTCAAAACTCCAATCAGAAGAATGGAATGACCCCAAAGATACGCCGGTTTTGTTGCATGTCATTAGAGAGTTGGAAAGAATCGGTTACGAATGCCATTGGGGCATATTCTCAGCGAGAGAAACAGGCCTTCCCCATCTTAGGCAAAGAGTCTTTATCTTGGGAAAAAGAACAGATATTACAAATTCTAGGCTTAAAGAGTTTTCCGAGTACTTTCATGACAGTTGTAAAGACATCACATGCCCACTCAACGGCGACAGAGCTAGTCTATGCGAATCAACAAATCACAATGATCAGGGGGCAAATGGGGCAAGTGACCCAACCGTCTTATTACAAAAGATTACTGAGTCAACTTTTAGCATTGAAAGAATCGAATCCTCAAGCATTTGCACGCCTAGCGGTAGAGATCGAGAGCAACAATTCTTTGAACCCCCTAGAACTCTTAGAAAAGACTTGGGCAACACCAAGCACCAACGAAACACAAATGACGATGACCCCCTCACAAATTATAGATCGACAATTGAAGATGACCGATTCGGGGGATCGAAAAGACAAGAAACAAATGCAATTAGCCCACCAAGTCACGATGAACGAATGGAATACTTCGGAACAGATCAAGACTTGGACAACCCCAACAAAGAGCGATTCAAAAGATGCGAGCATGACAACACCGATCAAGGAACATGCAAGCATAGATCGGACGGATTCGAAGATTTCAAGACAAGTGCACTTAGAAGCGATGAACGAACAGATCAAGACTTGGGCAACTCCCACCAAGGCGGCTCACAAGCACATGAGTTATTCACCCGAGGCAGTGATGAATCGCTTAGACAAGGGACATCAAGACTCAATAGCAATGCAAGCATTGAGATCAGACACCAACAAATCAACGATGACTTGGGCAACACCACAGAAACGGGATTTCAACGATGCAATGAGGACGCCGGAAATGGTAGAGAGGTTGTCGAATCGAAAGAAGGGACAAGACTCAACAGCACTGCAAGCATTGAGATCAAACACGCTCACATTCACGGAACTACGGACGATGAGAGAACAAGCACTAGCCAAGCCGGAATCAGAGAGAACACAGGAAGAAATCAACCTCTTGACTTACAGAGAAATGTTGAATCCGAGATGGGTAGAAATGCTCATGGGCTTGCCAATTGGTTGGACTATGAAGAATTGTGCAACAGTTATACAAGTATCGTGGATGAAATAGCTTTACTAGGTAATGGGGTCGTACCTGCTACCGCCGAAATCGCATTTAGAATATTGTTTAATAAGTTTCTTTGATTATTTATCTAATTTGTCAAGTCGTGCCTCAAGCGCATTAATCTTTGTTTCAAGTTCAGATTTTACTTGATTATTCTTTAGCTTGTTAACCAATAGAACGGCAAAGATAGCAAGCGCCAAAGGCACATTGTTTTGAGTTACTTGCATCAAGTCTTTGATTTGTGCAATGTCCTCACTAGGAACGCTAAGAGTTGTTTGATTGGTTTGTTCATCCATGATCAAATCCTACAAGGTCAAATCAGCTTCATCTTTAAGGCGTTTAGCTTGGAAACTTGCATTCTCAGAAACCACCGCCCCCGCTTGAACTTGAAATGATCTTGTTTCACATCTTGCCCCTTCAATTTGTGCAACGATCTTATTCTCCACGCCATCATAGACAACAATGGTGAGTTCTGGGAAACTAAGAACATCAACAGTTTGACCTTTAGGCCAAATCCCCAATTGACGAAGTGAACGCCCGCTAATACGAACTAAATCGCAACGAACATCAACAGAACGAGATGTAGGAATGATTTCTTCTGAATCAATGTTTCCAAGTACATTAACTCTTTGTAATTGGTGGGATTCATTAACGCTAATACCTGTGGCAAAGCCCGCCTCTACTTGCCCTAATGCTGTGTTAAAATAAAGCTTTGCTCTTGCACCACTAAAAACTTTTTCCATTTTCTAAGCTCCTTTAAAATCTGCTTACGCTGGCGGTGATTGCAATAAAATTCAAAGGTTCTACTGCTGCTACTGTGTAATTTACTTTGAGAGTATCACCAATGTTTTCAAGCACGATGTTCTTATATGCTTTGATAATACCATTTAAGACTTGTTGATCAAGGCGGGCGGAAACAATGCCTAAGATTCTTGCACTAGTTACATTTAGATTTCTATCACCTATATAAATATCTAGTGCGTTTCTCAAATCTCTTACGCTTGTGTTGATACTTTCATTAGCGGAAACTTCTGAATAAATTGGGTTATTGTCTTTAATCCAAGTAGTTACAGAGCGTTCAATTCTCCACCCTTGATTATCGGAAGTTAAAGCACAAATCCCCGCTTTAATTGCATCTGTTACATCTCTATTTGCAATCCATGAACCAAGCACATCAACCACATCAGGGCGTTTTCTTGTCAATGGGGTTGATACAGGTGTCCCCGCTTGCATAGATGCACAAATCAAAGCAAGATACTTAGGTTCAAGGGTTTGAATAATGCCTTGTGGATTAGTGACTTTTACACTTTGCCCAACGATTGCCATATTTCTATTATTCAACGCCTTAACCCAAGTATCTTTGATATTTGTGATTGATTGATTAGCGCTAGCACCCACCCACGCATTACGTTCACTACCTGCAACGGCGGATTTTGTGCAATGTTCAAGAATTGCCTTATGTACATCTACATCACTTGACCAAGGTACTACGATTTGAATATCACTTGTTTCAATCAGTTCTAAAGATGCTTTCCAATCATTTAATACGGGAAGGGTTTGAGTTCCACCAAGTAAAAAAGCCCCTGTAATATTGGTAAAATCATCACATGCACTTGAACCAACACGAACTAAAGAAACAACTTTAGAGGATGCTAAAGTGTCAATAAGTTCTTGTAAATTGGCGGTGACAATAGACTCAACGCCCTTGATATTTTGAGCAAGTCTAAACCCATCTAAAACAGTGGCATCATATAACTTGCTTGCTAAATAATTGGCGGAAAAATGGTAATCTGTACTAGCTTGGTTCACAAAGTCCACAACATGCCCCGCACTCTCAAAGGTTGAGAGATCAAGATCAAAAGCGACCCCGCTAATTGTAAGTACTAAGCCGGCTTGTGCTGTATTGGTGATTGATAACCCATAGACTTGAGAAAATACGTTACTTGTAACCTTAGTTGTATTACTCAAAGTGATGGTTTGTGTACTAGCTACACCATCAACATTATAACCACTAATCACAATTACAACATTTGCGTTTGGTGCTTCATCCAATTGGAAGCCAAGCCCCGCAACAGTTTTCATATCGGTAACGTTAACACTGGCATTGTTTGAACTAAGATCAACGGTTTTAGTCCAATTGATAACAAGATTATTTGTATCACTAAGATCAAGGCTTGCTGTTGTGAGCGCTGTACCTGTATACTCAAAAGAACATACATCGCCACTTGTTACATTTAAATATTCTTCTGCAAGTCCATTACGATTTAAAGTAACATCAAACGCACCATCAAAAGAACAAGTCACATAAGTGTTGTTTCCCTTGTTTCCCCATACAGACGCCTCAAAGGTCGCTACTGTATCAGCGTTATCATTCACTAGATCATATTTTGCTTGTGTGCATGTTTGAACATTTAAAACGGTCAATGAATTAACGCCGGCGGGGACACGAGCATCCACGCTAGGGGCAAAGGCAAGTTTACCAAGTAGTGCTAATTCTTTGTCTGTGCTGTCATAATCCCTTAGCGCTCCTGCGCTTGTAAAGGTCAGCGGATTGTCAGCTTCAAAACTTGGAAAAGCACCAACTAGGCAAACATTGCCTGTGCTTGTATTTTGACCACCTAAAGCGCTTGCATCGACTGTTGCATAAACGCCGGGTTTATAGATTTTAAGGCCATTGAGGTTTAAAGAACTTGGCATGTGTAAACTCCTATTATCTTTCTTTCATAGTATAAAATATTTCATACTTGTTTTTGTAGTTTTTCTTAATTTTCAGGTATAACCCCGCCCTTGATACCATTCTTCTCTTGATCGCTTGCTAAAATCAGCAAATCATCAATACTTGAGTATGTGGGTTGATCCCCAAACTCTGCATCTTTAGTTAATTTGATTTGAACGGGATAGCTTGCACTAAAGTTCATCTTACGTACATATATACCAAGTTCTTCACTAGATAGTTCTTCTTCTGGATCAAGTAGCGTAGTCCCTTCATAAGCTGTTTGAGAGTACCCCGCTTTCATAATTGCTCTTGCACCTTGTTCAAAGCAAGCACGCAATACAATGAAATAAATTCTAGCAAGTTCAGGGGATTTAGCAAGGATGACAACTTGGGCATTTTCTGAAACATTGTAACCCACGACTAAACGCCCGTCGGTATCTCTATATTCAGTTTTTCCCATGAATTTATCTTGTACATCCTCTTGACCTGTTAAAACGGTGATCATGGGGGCTTGCGCTGTGCCTTGTGCATATCTTGCACGAAATACAGGCTTTTGAGCAACAAATAAACTAAACCACGATTCAAGCGTGGCATCCTTTAAACCAAAGAATAACGCTTTAAAAGCACTCTTGTTTTGTAGGTAGTATTCAAACCCATTATGTAGGGTTTCAAGTAGTAATAGATCAAACATAGATTATACTCCATACACTTCATCAATTAGTTGAGGTAGTACATTAAAAACACGATCCGCCAAATTTAAAGGCTTGATGCCGGGGTGCATCCACTTAGGGGGCTTTTGATTAATAGTCATCCTACGCCAAGTAATGTACCCGCTTGTCTGTGTCACTGGTTTACCTTGCTTATTTGAATATGTACTAGCTTGCCTTCTCATATTTGCATAGATATCCACGGCATGATGGGGCGCTTTCTTGGGGACTAAACCCCTAGGTAATTGGCTACCTTTTGCACCTCTTGGGCTACCTTGGGGCGTGACATTCCCCGCATTTGCATGAAAAGAAATCATAGGGGTGAGTTTCTTAGCTTTCTTATAAACATCTTCATTCTCAGATTGTAGTTTCTGAGCGCTCTTTTTAAAGGGAACATTCAAGTATAAATTGCCCTTTTTATCCCGTCGTATGTTTCTAGTTTTCTCTTGTAACATAAATTTTCTCATGTCATACGGCCCTGTTGTGCCAATGCCACCGGGTCCCATGCCTAACTCATACATAAGGGCAAGTGTTGCGCTTTGCCCCGGCTTAGGTAAAGATACAGAGATGCCATGTTCATCCGCTTGATTTATAGATAAAGATCGTAGATAGCTTTGTTGAACATTGCCTTTAAGGGAACTACGCGCCTCAGCCGACCATTCAGCAAGAATCAAATCCGCCAATTGTCTTGAACGCTTCTTTTGATCTGTTTGTGATAAGCCTAATCCGTTGATCAAGTCAACGATCGACAACTTTTTAATGTCAACCATTTAAACCCGCCCCCATAAATTCTAAGGTTGCCTTACATTGAACAGGCATCAAGCGAATTTGTTCATCTGTTGATTTGCGTACATACCTAGAATCTCTATGTGTATGGGGGTTGTCAGCAACATAGTAACGAGGATGACCATAATAGGCAATAGAGAAACGAACGCCCACGGAGGGGGCTTTACCATTCAAATCGCCCTTAGAGAAATCAATATCACCATTTACATTGACATCAAAGTCAACGCCCTCAAGCAATTCACCATTGACCACGCCTAAACCTGTGCTATTGGCAACATGTAGATGAAGCACCCTAAGCGTTGTTGCCCCGCCTTGTGTATCTAGTACACGGGGAACGATTGGATTTCTTAGTGATTGCACCGCCCCCGCCTTGCGTGTCCTAGTTTCCTTAAAAATCATGCTAGAATCTACCATTGTAAAACGATCACCGAAAGAAGGCAGTGTTTCAGGTAGTAGAGTAATGTTGACCATCCCACGAGCATATTCCCCATATTCATGAAATCTTGATTCATCAGAACTTGCGCTTGTGATCAAAGCTCTAGTGTCTTGTTTACTATGCCAAAAATAGCCAATCCCTTTACATAGTTGACAATCTGAGCGAACTTCACCATGTTTCTCTAAGTTTGCGTTGATATCTGGTAAATCTAAGATTAAATTGTCGCCTTTGTTTGAACATGGACATTCAGCGCACATTTCCCAAGATACAAGCATTGATCTTGTAAAGAATTGCTTTCTAAACTCTTCATTTAGCCAATCCACGCGGGGGCGTAATTTTGTAGGAACTCTAGGGTTGATAGTAGTCATTTTAAATTACTCCAAATTGGTTGATCTTGTACTGAGCTTTTACCGCTTTCTTTAGTGTGTCATACTGTTTTTCATAGTAATCCACGCGAGAAGAATAGCCCGAGTACATAGCGGAAGAGGTGGTTTGAATACTTTGAGATAAGCCATCAATCCCAATAGAACTTGAGGCAATACCCGCACCAAGAATCAAATCCCCCGCTACTTGTAAAATCATGTTACTTGAGGCCTTCAATGTGATCATATGCTTAATGTCACTTGGTAAGGTATCAAGTAGATAAGTTATCTGAATATCTGTTACGGGGGCGGTGTTTAACTCTATCACAAAAGAATCTTGTCCCAATGTGATGGCTTTGCCTGTTATACCACTAGGCAAGGTTAAAGCGATGCGATATTTTAAGAAACAATGTTTACTTAAATTCACTGTAAATTGTGTTTGCCCCGCCGGAAATGTGATAGTTTCTTTTCTTGTCTCAAATCCCGCTGTGTAATCAAATTCAAAGTAGCCGGGGATAAAGTCACGCCCTTCATAGAAAATCCCATAATTCCCTAAAATAGGCATCCCCGCCGTAAAAAAATATGATCCTAAACTCTCTTGAGATGGGATGATGTGCATTTGCCCATGAATTGCCGAAACCATACGAATCCATGATACAGGAAGATCAACAGGTTGAAACGACCCGAATCTAATACGAACCTTATCAATAGATACGATGGGGCGATAATCAAGTTTCATAGGCCAATAAGAGAATCGCCCTTGTCTTTCAGCGTCATGCGTTTCTTGTGATACCTTAAACGGTTCTAAATTGATACCTATATCGTTTTCAATATGTTGTATAGATGCTTGAATTGATGTTTCATAAATCTCATTAGGAAAAGGCGCGCCGTCGTCTGTGGTCAAGTCAACGCCTAGTAAAGAGGTTTTCTTGAGATAATCGGGCGTGATAATATCTAGTAAAGTTGTAGTACTCATAAGGGCAACCTTTTATCTAGTGCCAATACAAAAAGGGCATTAGATCATTAATCTATGCCCTTATGATAACATATTCAATAAGATATTTTGATATTTATATTCTTAGTTACTCAATTAACCTAAAGTTTCAATCAAACTTGCACCAACACGAACATTCTTTACAACCCAACACTTTGAAGGCACTTTGACAATAGGTGAACCAAAAAGCATGAGTAAGAAAGGCTTGCTAGTTTGAACTTCGGCAAGTGGGCGTCTAAAGAAATCAAGCAACTTGGCAAATTCCATAATCTCAGAAGAATGTTGAACAAATACAATCTTATGACCGTTAGGAATGTTTTCATTGCGATCAACCCAAACAGTAGCACCGCCAACATTTGCAGAGATTTCATCAATCAAGACGGCTTCACTTGCAGGACGATCAACAGGGGTTCTAAAAATCTTGAAATATACAGCATCAGATTGTTGTGCAATGGTCAAAGTTACCTTTTCACCGGCCGCAACAGTCTTAGATGCAGAGGTTACAGGGGCAGAATAACCACTGTTATTCATTGCTACAACCTTGTAGAAATAATCACCCGCATCATTGGCAACGAATTGAGAGGCGGAATCACTAGCAACGACCGCAGAAGTCAAAGTAGGAGTTGCGGGGGCGCTTGTTGTACCACTTGCAGAAGTTGGAGCTTTTGCATTGTTTGATAAGAATGGGGCGCTCTTAACAGGTACGGGGCCAACGGGTCCCATGATAGAAATTTCTTGAGTACCGTATGTAATACCAGAACTTTGAGTAAGTACCAATTGATCATGACGGCCAAATTGAACAGCAAACTTAATCAATTCACCATGAATGTCAGGGGTGACATAGATACAGTCAGGAGTACCATATAAAGGAGCAGAATAAAGTTTAGCTAAGATTTCTTGTAAAAGTCTTGGGGATGGACTTGCACCACGAGCATCAAACACATTTGAACCACTGTTATATGACTCAATTTGATGAATAATACCATCAAAATGTAATGAATTGTTGCTTTCTTTAGCATGGAACAAAGATTTTTCGAGTTTACCAAGTAAAGACAATGTACCACGTTCAGTTTCTAAAGCGATCGCATTTTGATTAGCACCAATCAAGCCAACAAGTGTACCAACATCGGTGACTTCGCGTCTTTCAGCTAAATACTTGATACGGATTGATTTTCTTTGATATTCAGAACGGTTGGTAGTACCGGCAGAACCTTCGCTAATAAATGGATCAAGGTCTAAACCATGAGAATTTACAACAGCGTATTCATGTAAAGTATTGGTCACAGATACTTTTGGCATAGCAGGCCACAAAGCCAATTGTTTCATGCTATAAGTTGCACTTGCTAGAATGTTTTCAATGCTTTGTGGAACTAATGGACTTAAAGAACCTGTATCACCGCCAGAAGTACCGGCGGGGGTTTGATATCCAACAGTCGCAGATTTACGAAGTGCGCTATTTAATTCGGCTAAATCAGCAGCAGAAACAAGCCCGTTTGCTTGTGGAATGTTTAATGAATTGAAACTCATTTTTACTCTCTTTACTATTTACTCATGTTAATGTTGTATTCGGTGATGATGTCTTGAGGATTGACGCCAGCACTTAAGCGGGAAATTGCGCTAGTCAATTCAGCTTTTCTTGACCAATCATTTTCACTCTTAACCAATGACAAAGCCTTGTTCATAACATCTTGAGTTGTGAAGGCTTGTGCTTTTGGTTGTTCGATATATGGAATCTTATTGAAATTGATAGAAGTAGGTGCAACAGGTTCAAGTAAAGCACGGCTTAAAGATTTTTCCATTTGTTGCATTTTCCCATTGCCGTTTTCTTTCATGGCTTTGAGTTCTTTTGTACATGCTTCAACGGCCTTCATCATCGCCTTATATTGTTTATCCATGGCGTCTAAAATGGCGTCTGTACCCTTTGCCATTTCTTTCATGGCTTTTTCCATCTTGTCATCATCTTCATCTTCATCTTCATCTTCTTCTTCTTCAGAAGAAGAACCATCTTCAGAAGAAGAACCATCTTCATCACCTTTTTCAAACAAAGAACCTTGAGTTTTGGCCTTCTTTGCTTTCTTGGCTTTCATTTGGTCTTGATCGTCCATCTTCATCGCCTTAGATAAACTATCAAGGGCGTTTGTTAAATCGTCAACATTGACAGATTCAGCGTTAAAGTCTTGGGCGATGTTAATAGCATCAGCCTCAGACATACCTTTATTCATAAGGTGCTTGATTAAATCGTTGTTCATCGTAAAATCTCCTATATAGATCATTGTTTTAGAGTTCAAAGTATTTTTCAAACTTTTTACTCATAATCTCTTAGTTTTTCTTGACTTTTGTTTTTTGCCGATTCAATGATCAAGTTCATCAATCGTTCAAGTTCTTCGTTGGTATAGTCGCTAAAGTGTTCTTTTAGCTTGTTTTTCAAGGCTTCTTTACTAATCATTCTTTTTTGATTAGTGTTCTTTTTATCGGTGTTTCCATATGTTGCGTTTGATACTTTTTGTTCAAGTGATTGTTCTACCAATGCACTCATAGAGGCGTCTGCATCTGGAATTGTAGCCTCTTGATATCCTATGCTCATTGACTTGGCAATAACTTCTAAATTTGTATTAGGGTTGACGGGGTGCGATGTGATAGCAACATTGATAACATTCGCTTTAAGCACCTTCTTAGGTTGAATGGGGTCGCGTAGTGTGATCTTCCCCTCAATAGAGAAACCTAAACAACGTTCCCCGCCCGCTTTTTGCATTGCTACCGCTGTATCATAGCACTCTTTGGCAAGGGGTTTAGATAGGTAAAGTTTGCCCTCTACACGGGTCTTGTGATCATCCACCTTTTCAATCTTTGTAGGGTGACCTAATACCGCTTCAGGGCCGGGGCGATGTTCATGATTGAACCACCCATTTTTTAGGAAATATGACCAATCAAGCCCGCTTTGATTAATCTTTTCCCCCTCAAAGTCCATGTCATCCGTGGATACGATCCCCGCAATCATGCCCACACTGTCATCCATAATATCCTGTTCATCGTCCTTTTTAGCTTTGGATAATGTAGTGAATGGAATCCAAGTAGCGAAGTAATTACCCTTCTCAAGTTGGGCTTCTTCTACTTCATCTTTGAAATCATGATCTTTCAACCACTGTTTAAATTGAGATGGTGACATATCATCTTTGTTTGCTCGAATACTTTGAATCTCAGTTTTACCCTTGTCATCAATACCTAAGATTACAGATACGCCCTTGGGAAACCCTTTAGGTTGGTAGCGTCTGAACTCTTTGTATTGTTGGGGGTCTGTTTGTCTTGATGCGTGTTCATTCTTAAATGGCATTTCTTAACCCTTGTTCATTTGTTATATACTTGCATTTTACAAAGTTAAGAAGTTTCTTGCTTATTTTATTTGTGTGTATGTTATTTCATTTCTAACCTAATGTAACTTAGCAACCTCATCATCAAAAGCGTTTTGAAGTTCTGTTCTTAATTTTCGCCATATAAACAAGTCTAAATTCTTTCTTGGTGTGTCTTGTGAAAGATTATCAAATATATCCTTTAATACATTTTTTTTAAAGGATGGCGTAAATACTTTTTCATAAATAGTTTTATAAAAACCTGTTTGTAAATTACTTTTACCAACGCCCCCAAACTTATGTCTAATTTCATCACTTTTTTGTTTTATGATATCTTTATTTTTACGCTCTAATTCTTCAAAGATAGAATCCGTCATCATTATTTCATGAAATATATCATCGTCAAGAACATCATCAAGCATATCATCTTGAATAGTAAACGGTCTATATTTGAATGATGGTGCATTGATTTTGTTGATCAATTGTTTCGCTACAGATAAGAAGCCATTCATTCCAATAGATGCACCCTCATCATGTTGTTTAATCTGTACTCTATCATTTATTGTGTTTTTGATCATATCTTTGATCATCTGGATTGGGGCTTCTGGTTTCTGTGCCTCCTCTTTCTTGGCGGTAAGCGCATCAAGGTTCTTAACTCGTTGTTCTAGCTTATCAAGTGTTTCTTGCTTAACCTTAACGCCCTTTTCTTTGCCTGCTTGGAAGTCTTTTAATTGCTTAGTCGCTTTTTCTTTTGCGCTTTGAATACTTGTGGAATGTTCACCGTGGATCATGCTTTGAAATTGCTTCTTAGTCATAGTTTCCTCAGTCCCTTTTTTATCCCCATCATCATATTTTACAGTAACTTTATCACCGTCTACTTTTGTGATATGTGCATGGTATCTTGTTTTTCCATGTTCTCCAAATGCAAAAGACGCGCCGGTAACAAGTTCACTTTCATGCCCAATCCCTTTACCATGTCCTTCTTGCCCTGCATAGAAATACATGTACTTAGTTGCCCCCGTCTTGGTTACTCCCTTGGGTACTCTACGAACATATTTATGTGTCATTGCCTTAAACAATGTATCTAAGAGTAATGAGTATCTAAACATCTTTTTTAATCCTTTTATTTGTATATTTTCTATTATGATTGAAGTAGACTTTTTATCTATGATTTCTTAGTTTCTATGCACCAAAATCTCCTATATACTTGTTCACAATTGCCAAAAATTCCGTTCTCATTGGTTCGTCTTTATAGTTCGGATCACATACAGAAGCCATCATATCACTAAAACATTCCTCCATGTCCTCATGTGAATATGTTGTTGGTAATAGGGATAATTTTTCATTAAACCTAGACAAAAATTTATTGGGTGTATCTCTTATTGCGACAATAAATGTATTTCCATCATTTAATGGAACTTGTAAATTAGAGCTATTCCCATCAGAGTCTAGTATCATGCTTTCTCCTAATGCCTCAAAATTTATATCTGCAAATTTAATTGTATGATCTTTGTTTGATATGTTATCTTTCTGCAAAATGCCCTTAATCTCATTGGTTGTATGGTTAAATTCTGGTGATTGTAAGATACTTGATACTATTCGGCTTGCCTCTGATGAAAAAGGGGCAAATTCTTGTACGGGTTTTTTTATGATAGACTGTACATCTCGTTTTTTTCTTGAATATCTACGAAAAAAGGAATCCAAATCACTAATAAAATTGCTATTTTTCTGCTCTATTAAAGACTTTGAAAAACGATGCGCAAGTTCATGAATTACAACAGATTTCACATATTGTGTTTGAAGATATGTTTTAGCTTTTTCGGGGATTGATGAAAAAGAATTTATCCCACGATCAAAATGATCTTGTGTATCCATATAAATCACATCTGCGGAATGATACACTGTATCAAGTTTTGTTGTAACATTATGAATTGCGTGGGAAGGTATCCCCGAAGAAAAGAAACCTTGTGCATCTTTACCTATTCCGCTTTTATCTGTAACTTGAGTAAAAATCATATTTCCATAAATAATTTTTGACAAAGACGAATTGGTTTTGAGCATTGCATCTTGTGCTTGCTTTACCGCCTCAATGTGAACGGCCATTTTCTTTTTTTGCTCAATTGTCTGTGTTGCTAAATCAGCATGAATCACATCTAAGCGACTTACTTTTTTATTTTTCTCTTGTTGTGCATAGGGTAATTTCTGCCATAATTGAGAGAGTGTAATTATGGTTGTTTCAACGGCATTATATGTTTTTGTTCGATTTTTATATGCTAGTTTATTTGCATCTATTAAAATCTTTAAATCTTTTTTAAGCATTTTTGACGTGTCTTTGTACTTAAAAATGGATGTGATAACATTTTTCATCATGTCTACAACAATTGGCCCGTTTGTTCTATCTTTTAAAAGTGCCTCGGTGATTTCTTTGTTCTCAAGCAATGTAAAAAGACGATTTTGTCCCTCAAATACTCGTCGTTCTCGTTCACTCATCCAAGGGGCTTCAATTGGGGCGGGTTTGTCCATATGACTAACTAAATCTTTTAAATTTGCCACCCTTTGAGCAAGTCTATCAAGTGTACTTTGTTTGACCTTTACGCCCTTTTCTTTGCCCGCTTGGAAATCTTTTAATTGTTTCTCAGATTTTGCTTGTGCCTCTTTAATCCCTGTTGCGTGTTCACCATGTACTAAGGCTTGAAATTGCCTCTTTGTCATAGTTTCCTCAGTGCCTTTTTTAGCGCCGTCATCATATTTTACTGTGATCTTGTCACCGTCTACTTTTGTAATATGTGCATGGTATCTTGTTTTTCCTACTTCACCGAATGCAAAAGATGCACCTGTAACAAGTTCTTCTTCGTGTGCTATGCCCCGCCCATGCCCCTCTTGCCCCGCATAGTAATACATGTACTTTGTTTTTCCCGTCTTGGTTACTCCCTTGGGTACTCGTCTAATATACTTATGTGTCAATGCCTTAAACAAGGTATCTAAGAGTAATGAGTATCTAAACATCTTTTTTTAATCCTTTTCTTTGTATATTTTCTATTATGTTCAATCGTAACTTTTTATCTATGATTTCCTAGTTTCTAAGTATTTTGACCACAAGTCTTTATCCGCTGTTTGTCTTGTTTTCCCACCAGTCAAGAATGAGTAAACTCTTGCCCTTGCCCATGCGATTTGAGTCGCCCCCGGTCTATGCCCAATGCTCCACGCCTCCGCCCCTCGCTTGTGAACTTCTGCAATAATTGATCTTGGAACGCCTGAAACCTTAGAAGCAACGCTAATAAACTCCTCTGTTGTATTGGTCTTAGTTTGCTCTCTTACTTTGCTTGCTAGCTGTGTTCTTGTGTACTTTGATGGCTTTGTCTTGGCGTCGTCATCGCCTTTCATAGGGGCATAGGTTCTTTTCTCTTCCCCGCCCTTTACTCTTTGCCTAATCTCTTGTTTGCGTGCTTGCTTATCACTCTCAGATAACCCCGCTAGGTATTTACTAGGTACCTTGATCGCTTTAGTAACATCCTCAACCCTGATCTTTCTTATTCGTCCGTCCCTTGTTGCATAGAAACCTTTAGGCACTGGGATCGTATCACATCGACAATTAGGATGAACAGGGAAAAGGGTCGCTTTATGTTCTCCCTTTGCTTTGCCTACATTCGTACCATTTTGTGCAAGTTCTGACGGGTCAAAGATGATTAAGTTGCCATCTCCACCAACAAACAAAGATAGGCAAGTTTCACATGCGTTTGAGTCTGGTACTCTTGCCACTAGATCATCGTTTTGCATGGCATCAATGAACCTCCCTTCATTGTGACTTGCTTGTAACTCAGTTTGTGCGATTCTTTCCCAATTGTGAGAATAGTACTTGGTTATATCTGCAAGCCTAGAAGCTAAGACTTTAGCATCTCTTGAACCTATGAACTCATTCGCTGTTTCATTGCGAATTGTTTCAAGCATATAATTTCTTTGGGCGGGGTTAACCTCCTCACTAATCTGTTCACCTTGCCACCCTTCAGCGATTACTTTTGATAAGTCCTCGTCTAGTTTGTTGCCTAGTCCTCTTGCGTATGATCCCGCCCTTGTGATAGCGGACACATAAGCACCCTTTTCAGCGGGGGACATCCAAGCGGGTATCTTTTGGGGCGGGCTTAAGTCTGTTACTTGGTTGATTGGGGGCGTGGGCATTTGTGACATACCAACAGGGGCGGACTTGCCTACCATGCGTTCAAGTTCTTTTTTTACGGGGGTTCTCCATTCATTGATCGACCATGTTCGCATGTTTGCTTTAGTATCATGATCCACGCTATCAAATATTCTCCCCGCAACTTGTAGGAATGTGAACGGGTCAATGCCCCCAATCTGTAAACCTTGATCTTGTAAATCAATCAAACCACGATCATATAAATCTTTAATTCTTTGGGCATCTAGGCCGCTATTTTCCACGCCAAGCAATTGAACTAAAAAAACATCGTGCTGCTCTCTTACCTGTTCACTTGCGTTCTTGATTAATTCGTCTTTATGCATAATCATACTCTCTTTGTGCATATTTTCTAAGCTATATTATGCACATATTACACGATTTAGAGAGTATAAATGAAAAAAGGGGCAATTAAGCCCCTTTTTGATTGGTTGTGTGTGCGCTTGGTTTCTGGTGGACTTGTTTATTCTGTGATGGCTACATGCTCCACGCTCCAACCTTTGACATCAATATCATCTTCATCTACGATCTTACCAAAGAAGCAAACAATGTTGTTTTGTAAATGTGCGTATCGTACATCATCAGTATCATGATCAAAAGCTGTAAGGATCAATTGAGTAGTCCCATTCTTTGATCTAAAGGTTACAATAAGTTCATCATGTGCCATGTCATCCGACCATCTACGATTTACAAGTCTTGCGCTGCCTGCATTGTGTCTAACATGCTCAACAGATACAACTGTGACATAAGTGCCTTGTGTGGTTACTCTCTTGCCTTGTGCTTGGGTGAAAGTATCTTTGATTTTTTGAAATAAAGCGTTCATTTTTGCTTTTCCTTTGTTGGTTGGTTAAGGTGCTTTTATGAATAGCTTATGTTTTTCACTTTGTCAAGAGATTTTACAAATTATTTTTAAATATTTTTATAGGTGACTATTTTAATCTTCTGTATCACTTTGCCATAAGTTAATTTCTTCTTCTAATAGATCAACGATTCTTAGTTGCTGCTCTTTTACAAGATCAAATTTAAACAGGCCTTGAAAGCCATGTTTTACAAGTTGCTTTGTACCAAGTAGCACTGTGTAACAAAGTTCATCATCTACATAGATATCAATGTCATGTTCATTGTTTTCTACGGCCTTGAATAGTGTTGATTTGTTTTCTAGTAAATGGGTTCTCATTTTGTGGACTCCTTAATGATATTTGTACTAAGTACTTTTAATCTTTGCTCATAGAGATCAACCATCTTGGCGCTTAGATCATCAATCAATTGAATCTCTCCACCTCTCAAACCTTTGCTTAAAGTGTCTTTAAATACGGACTTTGCAATCTTATCAGCATGTGCAATGATATGATTTTCTAAAGTCACTTGATTAAATTTACTAAGTTCTTCATCGCTTAGTTCTAATTTAATTTTCATTATGGTTCTCTTTCTTTTCTAGTTGCTCAAGGGTTCTAGTTGCCCACGCATCACCCGCATCACCGCCCCAAAGAAGCCAAGAGATATAGGACGCACTAGTCTTGTCTTTGTGATATCCCTTTTCTTTGTATACTCTATGACGGGCAAAAAATGACTTCATGCGTTTCAATGTCTTTAGTGATACTTTGCCTTCACTTAGGTTCACCGCTCTTTGCACGCCTGAACCTATGCCTAAATTGCTTGCTTGCTCGTTACTCAGCCCGCCCCGCTTGTTTTCCCTACGAAGTTCTAAGCCTCTTTTAGCCTGCTCTCTCACCGCTTGGGGTACATTGAAACTCATTGACTTTTGAAACTTTTGAGATTTAAGGACTTGTATCCCTGAAGCGGTCAACCATTGTTTTAAAAAGTTTCTTGCCCATGCTGTGATCTCTTTGTCATCAAAGCTAGTAGGCAAATCTAAATCAAAGTTGTTTAGATTTACATCCTCATAGATTTCATTGGCAACCATGCCCATAAATTCGGGGTCAAGTATTTTCTCTTTTAATAGTTTCACATATGCCAAATAACCCGGGGAATCCATTTCAGAGTAAAAAGTAATTTGATCTTCCAAGTAATCCATATAAAAAGAAAATTCGTTAAGTATGCAATCTTTGACAATATCGTATACTTGCTTCTCTGTGTATTCTGTTGGCTTATCTGCAATGATCATTTTTAACTCGTCAAATCGTGCATGTGCATGCAAATCTAACGGGAATAAACTTTTAATCAAGGGACTAAATCTAAACATGTTTCCTATCCTTGTTTCTAGTATCAAGGATCATTGTATAATAAACTAAATTTCTACTGTGAATTTATTTTTATTTTTGTCTTTGTATATACTACTAGCCTTCTTTTTTTGCGGGGCGTTGTTGTAATTGCCGAACGCGGTCTAAGTTTGCCATAGCAGTAGTAAATGGAATTGAGGGAGCTTGTTTTTTGTTGGTGTAAGAAGAACTATTTTCGGAAAAAGCTCGTGCTTCGTCAAGTGCGTGCCTATCAAATAGATTATTGAGTGCCGAAGGTTCTAGCAAAAAAGAAAATAGAGGTGAAGTAAAAGATATCTCCTCGTTTCTTAATGCAATAAATTCCACTGTGTTTTTTAGTTGTTTAAAATCTTTTTCGCCTAAAATACTTGATCCCTGTTTAGCCCGTATCTGTTCTTTTAGCATATCACGCACATTAGGAATATCGTTGTATTTAGTCCCCAATTTAGGATCAGATAAATATTTATCAATAACGTGATCGGCATGCTGTGCATATAAATATACAGGTAACTCTTTCATATCAGTAACACGCCTAGATAATTGCTTGGGATTTGCTACTAATCGTTTAAATTTATCATCAAATGACTCAGGTGGTGTTTGTTGTAATTGCCGAACACGTTCTAAGTTTGCCATAGCAGTAGTAAATGGAATTGAGGGAGCTTGTTTTTTGTTCGGTCGCCTAGTTTTTGTTTTATCGGAAACCGTGGTGTGCATAATATCTGCGGATTCTTGTTCTTTGACCTTTTGTTTGATGTCGTTATGCCCGTCTTGTGTAGTGTTACGCCCTTCCTTACCTGCGTAAACATATACGTATTTTGTTCCCCCAGTTTTCGTAACACCCTTTGGTATTCTACGAATGTATTTATGGCCAATCGCCTTAATAAGATCATCGGCAATTTCTGTAAAGCGCATCATAATTTTAATCCTTTGTACTAAGTTTCTATGTGTCTTTATTAGATTATATAATAAACTAAATTTCTACTGTGAATTTATTTTTATTTAGTGATTTAGTTACCGCCTCTTCCTTGTTATCCTCTTGCGTGGGTTCTTCTTGATCCTGTGTTTCACCGCCTTCTTCTTGCCCTTCTTCTTGGTCATAATCATCCTCTTCTTGATCTTGGGGGGCTTGTTGTTCTTGTGCTTGTTGTTGACTCATGCCCAAGGCGGTGATGTATGCTTGGTTCAAGATGACATCACCCCCTTCAATCTTTTCTAAGCTGTGTTTTGCTCGGATTTCGTTGATTGTCATGTAATTGGAAACCCTCTGAATATCGGAAGCTAAGGCGTCTTTTTCTGTGTCTGCATCCAACCCCATAAATCTAAGTTCATATTTCTCATTGATTTGGTGAATGATATGCCTATTAATCCAATTCTGAACGCTTCTTAGTAGTGGGTAAAGCCCTTTATCTTTTGATGCTTGTATTCGTGCGCCGGGTCCTTGTTGGGTTAATGCTCCTGTTTGCCCTTCTGTACCAAACACAAAGCCCAATTCTGCAGGGTCAATTTGATACACTGAACACGCTACTTTTGTTAAGTATCCTAGCCAATCTTTGTAGCCCATCTCTTCAGCTGTTGCCCCCAAGTTCACGCTTTCAATCTCTTCTTGGCTTTCTGGGTCAAGTTGGATAATAGGCGTTCTCTTTGCTTGGGCGGGGCCTGAAAGATTAGCATAGAACTCACGCTTAAACGCTCTAAATAGTTGAGGGTTCATCTTGCTCTTGATCGCTAAGATACTATTGGCATGTATCCCATTTGTAAAATTAGAGGCGTTATAGGTTTCAGCGTTGACTAAGTGCGTTACTACTTTAACCAATTCTTCAAGTTCTGGGAAACCATAACCACGTGAAACAATGGATGTTCTAGGCCTACGAATACAAAAAGCTAATTTATCACTGTCAAAAGTCGCTACACGCTTACCATTGATCACTTGAATAAAGGCACTATCAACCCAATCACGATGACCACTATTTTTTTCTTCCTCGGTAACACTTGCCCGTCTAATGGTCGTTGCATCTACGGGGATGAAGCCAATGATTGCCCCGCCCCTATTTTTAATGATTTCAAAGCATGCTTGATCATAGATTAAACTATCTCTTACGATCATTCTTACAAAGCTCTCAAAATCCCATGCCCCGCCAAACTTGTAACCTTCCCCACAAGTTTCTAACCATGCGCTAAGCGTCTGTATTTCTTTGCGCTCTTCGTCTGTTGGTTCTCTTGTCTTATCTCTTAATCGGATTACATAACCCGCCTTGAATTGATCCTCTTGGGGGATACAAAACTCAGCGATTTGATTGATTCTAGTTTGAATGATCGATGAAACCACTGGGACGCGTGACATATAAGTCATAATATCGTAATCAAGTTGACTTGTCCCCTCATGCTCTGAACCTCGGTAACTATCTGAACTTGTATAAGCGGAATAGTTTGATGGGTCAAGATCATATGCAGAAGGTTCAACATTGCCCCCTGCCTCCGCTGTTTTTAGGGCTTTTTGTAACAATTCTTCTGAGATATCGGCAAGCTCCGCCAATTGGTGAATCGTTGATTTAAGTTTTGTCATGATACTCCTTTATCTTTTGTTTCTAGTATAACAAATTAAACGATTTCACATTGAGAAACAAAGATAAAGATAGAAAGTATCAAAGCACTTGAAACTAAAGCAGAAAACAAAACAAGCGCTTTGATACTAGTTTGATACATGCCTAAAAGGTGCTACGCATTACATGGGTCTCGTTCGTTCAACTCTCACAAAAAGAGACATGTATCAAGTAGCAATGTAACACTTTAAACCAATTAAGCAAGTTTTATTTGCGTTTATTTGGTGCTATGCCATGGGAAATGAAGCGCCCCCGTACAGAACTTGCATGCAACCCCAAGAAACGGGCGATCTCTGAATACGACGCCCCCGCATGATACATTTTCACCGCTTCATCTGGCAATGGTGAAAGGGGCTTTGTTGATGTGAATGGTTTAGAATATAGTTCTATGATCTCTAAGGGTGTCAATGGTTCCGACGCCTCTATTCTTTGTTCTATGAACTCCAAGCGGTCAATTTTCATTGTTACTACTCGCTAAATGTAAAAGGGGTTCATGGTTCGCTATTCTCTCAAGTGATCGCTTGTAATAGGTTTCATCCCGTTCTATGCAAATATATTGCCTATTACTGTTTAAACACGCAATCGCTGTTGTCCCGCTCCCTGAACAATTATCTAAGATTACTTCATTTTCATTGCTGTAGGTTCTTATTAAATATTCAAACAACGCAACGGGCTTCTGTGTTGGGTGTTGCCCTCGTTCACAGTCAAAATATAGCGTGTTTCTAGGATAATTTTCATACTCTTTGCTTATGTGTTCTTTATACTTTTGATTTGTTTTGTCACCGTACATTTGCCTATTGAAATCATTGTTCTTTGCTTGCTTTGTACTTTTAATGCGAGCATCAAAGTTAAAAGTATATGGATCATGAAACTCTTCTTTCATAGCTTGCAAAGTTTCAAAGTTCAAAAACCCCTCCATCTGGTCTATCTTGAAACACTGTATCAATTGATCATAAGTTTCTTTTGTGCATAGATCAAACTGTGATGATGTATATCTAAAGCAAT